CATAATACATACAGCAAAAATTGCATATGCACCCCAAAAACAAGCCGTAACTAATTTTTTATATTTTTGTTTTTGAAGATATAAAGCCGCAATAATATGGGATAAAATCGTTACTACCATATTAATATATCTCCCACCTTTTGATTTTTTACCAAATTAAAAAAATGTTCAAACTAATTATAGCATAATTTATAATATAATTCAACATTATAACAAAAAATGTAAAAAAACAGAACAATCTAGATGTCATCTAGATCGTTCTGTTTTGGTGGTGATCCATCGGGGATTCGAACCCCGGACACCTTGATTAAAAGGCATTTTCGGTGCTTTATAAGCGCTTGTAAAATCAGTATTTTGCAAATCGCCTGACTGACTTTATGACTGACTAACGCCACGACACCTTGACTTTTTGACTGACTTAGTCCTTGGATTTTAGCGCATTATACACCTGCGTACCCACGCTCACATTGTATGGATTATTTTTTGGTTTCCAAGATTTATTCGCCAGCTGCCACAGCACCGCCTTCTGCGTGTTTGTCAGGTTGCGGTTTATCCCGTCCGCCTTAGGGAGCGTGTACCCACCGTGACCCATGGCGTTAAGCGCCGCCTCCACTTCTTCCTGCTTGTAGCTGGTATTCCCGTCCGTGTTAAATTTCGGCAAGGTCTCCAGATACAACACATACGTCCCCGGCGCAATGCCGTGCTTATTGCCGATTTCAAGCTTTGCATATTCGCTCTCGCCCATCATCGTGGAAAGCGCCGCCATCTTTTCCTTGTCTGTAAGTGCAGCTGTTGCTACCGTTCGGTACCGCTGCAGGTTGCTTACGGTTTCCTTTCCTTCCTCTGGCGTAAGCTTCCCGATTTCTGTTGTCAGGTTTGCTGCTTTTTCATCTGTAAGCCCTACGTTGTAAAACTCGTCATAATTTTCGGCTTTTGCCAACGCACCGCTCCAATACTGAAAAACCGACTTTGCCGCTTCCTTTTGTTCTTTTGTGTACATCTGGCTGTTTAGATATCGCGCGAACGCCACAGCCTTTTCTCCTGCTTTTAGGTTTGTGTCGTCTATGGATGCATATTGATTTTGTATCTGTAAATAGCTATCGAATGAAAGGCCGGCGTCCTCTATTGCTTTAATATCATCGTCCTTTGTATCTGAAATTTCTCTTCTGTAAAGTGCCTTTTTTGCTTCCTCTGGTAGCCCCGAAATACGGATGGCATCTCTTTTGGCATTGCTTTTCTCCGCGCCCTTTAGCTCTTTATTCCCTCTAATTTTGCGTAGTGCCTGTATAACCGGCATAACCTCCTCGCCACGTACGCCCATTTCTGTAATCTCTTCATATATGGCCGTATCTTTCGCCTCAAGCCCGTCAAAATCATTTTTCACCCATTCCTGCGCCGTTCTGAGAGTGGATTTCCCAAAAAGTGCTGCTCGTCCGCCATTCCAGATTGCCGTCGGCAGAGTGTGATTGTATACCGGATATTGCAGCGTTTGATTTCCATCTGTATCTATGGTGTAGCTACCACCTTGTACGGCTGCCGCTATCCCCTCCACCACCTTCTTCACTTGTCCGCCGCCCGGAAGTATGCCGTAAACAAGAGGTTTCCCAAGCTCTTTCGCTACCGTGACGCCCTTCCTGTTTAGCGGTTTATCCTTGTCGGTTACCTCTGTCCATATTTTACTCAAATTGGGCAATGCGCTTGCAACGGGATAACGTCCACCTTCAAATGTCTCTCCCAGTACAAGCGGCAGGACACCACTGACAAACGGAAGTTCCTCCCCTATACCCGCAGCAAGGTTCGACGTTGCAGTTCCCAAGTTTCCTTCGTCTTCTGTTTTGAAGGAAATCTCTTCCCCCCTAATTGCATCCCCCGCCATATCAAATATGTTCGGCATCTCAAACCCAAATGTGTCGCCAAACAGAGAAATCGCCATGTCTATTGGGTCAAGCGCCGGACGCCTTCCGAAAAGCTTCTCGAAGATTTCATTGAAAAGCCATGCACTGAAAAGAATTTTCGTAAAGGCAGCTGCCAAAACGAGAATCCCTTTTTCTCTTGCCTCCTGTGGGACATCCTTGAAGAAGTACCCAAATTGGTTTTTGACTTCAAGCTGAAACTGCGTAAACATCTTCGTGATTGGATTGGTTTGGTAAAATATTGTAGGCATTGCACCCTTGCTTCTGTCCGCGATAACGCTTGCTGCAAATGCGTCCGCATCGTCCATGGCCGCAAGCTCGCTCATGCCTGCATCTAAATTCTGTTTATAGCGTGCCCGGACAATTGAATCCGAAACAAAGGTGTCGATATGCTCCATGCCGTTCGAAAGCTTGTGAATTGTCGCGTTCCATCCTTGTCCGAATTTCTGGAGTACGTTTTTATCCTGCGCCCCTCTCTGCCACATTTCAACCAGAACATCACTGCCTCGGCGATTTGTAAGGAATGTGCTTCGCGCCACAATGTCATCCGGTGTTTTATGGTGGCGAAAAGCTCCCCACATGCCCTTCGCCATATACTTTGTGTCCACCAGTCCCCACGCCTGCGTCAGTGGAATGAAATTGGTAATCCACGAGGTAATGTTCAGCGACACCATGCTTCCCGCTACATTACTGTTAACCTTTCGCATCACATCATAAGCAGCTCTGCCAAACTTTTGCTCCATTGCCCTATCCGCATGGCTTTTCTTATTTGCAAGGAGGTTGGTGTATTCGTCAAGCTCAACGGCAAAATTACTAAGCTTTGTCTTCCCTTTTTCCAGAATGCTCTGTATAAGTTCTTCTTTTTCTTTGTCCTGCAGATTGTCTCGCCCCCGGATTTCATCTACCTGCTCCTGAATTCCTTTTTCTGTGGATAAATAGCGAATTTCATTTGCCAGCGCCCGAAGGCGCTTGATGTTGTCCGTCTGGTAAATCACGTCCGCAACACCTTCAATATACTTGTCAAAGCCTTCCACTGCATCGTATACAGTATTAAACTTAAGGCGTTGCTGTGCGTTTCCAAACCACTGAATGCCCGGCTTGAACATATGTGTCATGCCATTTATGGACGTAGGAAGCGCATCCACGGATACATCTATCCCCAACGCTTTTGCGAAATGTTGCAGTACGCCCTCCTCGCCCGGCTGAAAGTGCGGGAAATATCCGCTTCGATAGTTCACCGGCTCATATCCGTTCCGTACTCTCGCTTCGTTCATCATGCGAAAAAGCGTATCATAGATGTCATGGAATTCCTTGATGGCTTTGTCCACTTTCTTCCAGTCCATCTTTCGATTCTCTGCCGTAAGCCTTCCAAGGACACCCTTCCACTCCTGAAGTGTTTTTCCGTCCCGTTTTATCGTTGTATCGCGCATCTGCTCCAATATGCGAATATTGTCTTCTGCTTCGCCTTTAAGCTGTACCGCATGGGATTCCGAAACAAGGTTACCCTTCTCCACTTTGCGGGATAGGTTGAGCGCGCGCACTCTATCGCGCATTTCGTTCTTTAGCGTATTGGAGGCCGCCGCAGCTTTGTGCACGGGCGTAATATATTTTGCGATCATGCCGTCTGCATCGTCGCCCATAACGAAGCGGAAGTTTCGTTCCATAGTCTCCGTGGAATATCCGAGCCCCCATTTTTTATCCCGCCATGCATGTAGTCCCGATAGGTCCTCGTGAATTTCCGCACGCATAGCCTCTGCGTTTCCGTGCTTCCAGTCTCGTATTTCTTTGGCATACATCTCGTATTCCCATTTTGCTTCATATACCGCCATAATACCTTCAACATTACTGTTTTCCGGAAGGTATGCGGGGCGGATTTCACCGCGAAGCAAACGTCCCACATGCATGGTATCATCTGTTGAAAGCTTATGCTTTCGCTGCGCTTTTTCCAGTTTTCTTCGCACCTTCGGTATTTCGTCATAGGCTTTCTGCACAGCTTCCGGCATATCCGCTTCCTGCATACGTCTGACGTAGGATTCGTATTCCCGTTTTGCCTCGTATACTGCCATAATCCCTTCAGCGTTGCTTTCTTCCGGAATTTCATTGGGTGTAACCTCTCCCCGGAGAAGTTGTCCCACCACCGCTTGGTCTGTGTCGGACAGCTTGGTTTTGTTCCGCACGGTGTCCATGCGCCGCCGTGCCGCCGTGATGTTTCTGTATGCGCTCTTTGCCTCTTCCTTCGAACTCTTCTCCGTTTCAGCATCCGCCGTGGGTCGTTCCGAAACCATGTTGCTTTCTGCATTTCTCTCGCCATCTTTTACATACCCTCGTATTTTCATAGCCTCGCTGTGGATTGCGCTGAAAATCTTATTAAACTCGTTACGAGTGCCTGCCTTTCGTGCTTCGCTCCCGTATTCAGTCACCACTTCTGCCGCATAGCGCGCACGGCTTGCATTTCGTATGACTTCTACAATTCTGCTAAGCTGTTTTCCTGTTTCTGTAATGTTTTTATTAAAAACTTCTTCGTCAACTTTGGAAAGCCGTGTATAGAGTTCGTTAATGGAGATTCCCCCAAAATCCGAGAAATGAAGCAGCTCTCTTGCCGTTTGTGCAAGTCTGTCGTTTCTTTTAAAAAGTGCATCCGCCTCTTTCGGTGTGATGGTTACGGCTGTTTTTCGCGCCATATCTCGAAGCTTCCACGTTTTTTCGGCGTAGGCGGTCGCTTCATTTGTCATTTTTTTGTACGCTTCTTCGTAAAGCTTTGTCCTTTTCCTGAAGTCGGGTTCTTCTGAGCTTGTATAGAGATTTACGATCTGTTCCGTCATCTCCTTTATCGTCGACTCCCAGATCTCCCTTGGCATATCAAAAGCCGTTCGAAGCTTTCCTTCTACAGTTTTCCGCAGCTCTGTGATTTTGCTCTGTACCTCTTCTTTTGTAATGGTCTGCTCGGTGGTCTGCACCTCAGTATCTGCCGTTGGCTGGTTTGTGTCGTTTTGCTCCGCTGTGTTTGCAGTTTCAGAATCCGGTTTTTCTAAGGTTGCCGTGCCCCCAATGGAAAACTGTAATTTCCCTTGCCCCTCTCTCCTTTTCTTATCATTCTCGCTGTCTTGTGCATATTTTCGAGATTTTTTTATAATATATCTATTGACAACATTCTCTTTGTATAGTATAATGTTGTTGTCAGGATTGGTGTCTGCCAGCTTGGGCAATTGGAGCCCTCTGCTTTGCGACCAAGCCTGACTTTTATTTTTGTCAATATACTTGAGATTTCCCGTGGCCGTCTGGTTTTGTATGAAATTTTCAACCTTTTCCTTTCCGTAAATACTTGCTACGCGATTGACGCGAATATGTTTTTCCTCTTTGTTTAAGTGAAGTGCAACAACAACCGCATCGCCACTCTTGTCATTATGTTCCGTCAGTATGACAAAAGCATTTTTTACTGTGTCTGACTTAAAAACCATTACGGGATCCGCCATTGCGTTTGGAATATCTTTAATGACATCTAGCGCAATTGCGTGGCTTCCGCCTGTTATTTTCACCATAACGCTTTGTCCCATTACAATGGGTAAATTTTGTGCACCTAATTGTTTCAAGACTTCCGGTGTTTTGCCAAATTCAAAATGTTCGTCCGGACGCATGTCACCGCGCATCCACAAATCTACCTGACCAGAAATCTTTTCCGTCACTTCCTGTGGCACAGAAAAGATTTCTTTTTCGGCTTTTCTTACATCTTGTTTCTGTGTGTCCGTGTTATCTCCGGCTGCTTGTGCGCTTTCCTTCTTAAAGCGCACCTTATCTCTTGCTGCCCGCATGATTTTTGCTTCCAGTTCTATAAGTTCCGGATTTGTGCTGACGTAATCATTGTAGCGCTTTTCAAACTCCGCGCTGCTTATCTCTCCCGTATCCCGCTTCGCGGCAAGGTCAGAAAGATATGCGTCCTCCGCCACCCGTGCATCATATTCCTGTCGTAAGGCTTCTTCTCCGTCTGTATTCTTTGCTATTGAAAATTGTTTTTTGGGCTCTCCGCTATCGGCATGGGATTGTAGCGTGACATCGTCGATATCTGTTTTTATAATTTGTTCGTCATGGAATGCAATATACGAATCTCCGTCACCCTCAAACCCATTTGGATAAACAATGCCATCATATCCTTTTTCTTCTAGGATTTTACGTAGTTGAATAGCTGCTTCAGAGTAGTATCCGTCATCTCGCGCAGATAATTTCTTTATTGTTTCATGTTCTTCATCGGTTAAATATCCCTCTGTCCATAAATACATACTTGCCGGGCGAGCGCGCCATCCCATTATATCTAAACGCGCACGTATAGGTTTTTTGATATTTAGGTAAGTGCGGAAGGTTCTTCCTTTCTGCGCTTTGATATCCCTTCCGCGTTTCTCGGCCTGTGCTTTTGACCCAAAATGAAATCCAATATCTCCTTTTTTAAACTCGGTAAATTCTCCTTCAGGAGTGAAGTGATACACCGCAAGTGGCTTCCCGTCTGCGTCTAAAACCGCAGTATCTTTAAGCTTTTCTGCTAATGTCGCTTCTATTTGTCTTCCTTCACTATCCGAAGTGTGTATTTCTGTATCTCTTCCGGAGTATATCCCGACCCCGGTTTGCTTGCCATTTCCCTGAGCTTTGCGTATGTATCCATTGCTGTTTGTAGTTTGTCCTCCGTTATCCGTTTCCTGAAACCCCATCCGTCTTCCACGGTTATCCACTTCTCGTCCATCATTTGCACCTCCTATCGTTTTGTTGGCATTATTATACCATGCTTCTTTCCTTTCTGCAAGTTTCTCTTTGTCTGAAATTGAATACTGTGGCACTTCTGCGGAATATTCTTCGCCCGCCATGCTAATTTCTTTTTCAAGCGTGTCGCGGTGCTTTTCGTATGCCTCTTCCGTGATTTTGCCCGCTTCAAAATCGCTATCAAGCTGCGCAAGCTGTTTTCGCATGTTGTCCCGCCATGCCTGCCTGTTTCTCTCTGAGGTGGTTTCCAAGAGCACTTCCGCATACAGCTTGCGGGTTCGGCGAAGGAAAGCCCGCTCTTTTGTCTTGGCGGTACCGAATTTAGAAAGTAAGCTGTCGACAAAACGCATGATAAGATTTGCGCTCTTTTGGTCTGCCTGTGCAAGCTCCATAATGCTCCTTTCGTCTGTCAGTAGCTTTTCCGCAACGTATTCCGCAACGATTTCCCGCTTTGCACCGTTATCGTCCAGAGTCTCGCCGTGCGCTTTATATCTTGCAATCGTATCTGCAACCATAGAATCAAGTTTGCCGCCGCTTCGTTTTATCTGCTTTAAAATAGAGCCGAATAACACATTGTAACTGTCTGCAAGCTCTACGCTGTGCGTCATTTCATGGGCGATAATTCTGGCAATCGGGTCCTTGGCATTGGCGTTAATGTAAATTTTCCCGTCTCCACTGTTATAATACCCGCCTATTTCAGGGGGGTCTTCTGCCATAATTCCGTCCGCCGTCTGCCGCCTCTTGTAGAAAACAACCTCCCGGCTTATTGTGCTTGCAATGCGCTTTGCCGCCTGTATATTGTCTTCTGCAACGCCATATATGATGCCGGTTCGCTCCGTCTCAGTTTCTGCCTTTTCCGCCTGCGGCATCCTCGCCATTTCTTCCGGCGTATATTCCGCGTTTCCGGTTGTATTTTTCGCCTGTTCCGCGCTCCCTTGGCGAAACATATCTGCCGCCGTTTGCCCCATTACTTTTTCGCCCCGCATAACCTGCTCCGCCGTGCGAAGCGGTACACCCTTCTGCGCCGTTGCCTGCACCTCCGGGGCAGGTGCACCTTCTCCCATAGCTTGCCCCGAAACCGGTGTTTCTGCCCCTATAGGCTGCGCTTTGGTCATGGTCGCCATCTTCTGTTCTGTTCTTTCCTCTGCCTGTTTTGCTATGTTCTCTCGCACAGAATCGAATACTTCTGCATTCTCCGTATTTTCTTTAGTTCTTCTTTCTGCAATCTTGCTTGACGCACTGTTAATCAAAGAGATAGAGCCTGCTAAAACGCCGCCCGAAATCGCACCGCCCAGCGCATCTAACCCAATGGAAAGAAGTTGGTCCCCAAAGGCTTTTCCGTATGCCTCTTTTGCGCTGTAGCCGCTTTTCTCATATTGTTCGATTGCTTTTATCCATTCCGATTTTTCTTTGGAAACGGCTATATCCGCCATAAAGTTTATAGCGCTCGAGGCTGTTTCCTCGCTCGCTTCCGTCAAGGCGTTTTGCGCGATGTATCTCCATCCTTTGACGCTGTCATCCAAGAGTGCGTCGAGAGAAAATTTCTCTGTTAGTGCCTCAGCTGCCGCAGAAATAACGCCCAAAGAAAATGCCTGGTCATCATTTAAACCTTGAAGCTTTGCATTGACCGCCGTATCCGCCATACTTCTGCTTGACATAAGTGTAAGCGTCGTGGCAGAATTTATTTTGTTTAATGCTTCTGTTGTTAAGGCTCCGCCTTTAGCTATGTTTGCGATTTTGCCGCCTATCTTCCCGATTTTCCGCGTTACAACAAAGTCTAAAAGACCCATTCCCACATTGTATGCAAAAGAGCCTACTGCACCCCAATTCTCCGAAACTGCTTCGCGCACAATTTTGTCGTGCCGTATAAGTTCATTATACCCCGCATCCTCATTTATTTCGCCTGTCACTATATAGTTTCCCGCGTTGAGCAGTCCTGCCAACGCGTTAATCGGCGCGCTGGCAACTGTGCCCGCAGAGGCTGCTATCGGATGCTCTTTTGCGTATTCGCGCGTTTCCTTTTCTCTCTTTGCGACCGCTCTGTTTTTTAAATCGTCTTTCAGTCCTGAAACGTATGAAAGCGCCTCGTCCCGGTTGTTGTGGTAAAGATAATTAAAAACCCCACGTTCGTCATCCGTCATGTTTTCAATGTGCGGATTTTGTTTGATAAAATCCCAAATTTCCGACACGCCGTATTCGTTTTGTAATTTAACGGCATCTTCGTTTTTATTAATATAATCATATAAAATGTCACCAAACCCTGTTTCGGAAACAGATTCCCACTCCGTACTCCCACCTCCAAAGGGTATAAGCTTTGTTTCGCTTTCTATCTGCGCACCGTTTCCGTTCGCTGTAGATTTATAGACAGCTTTTTCCTTGAAATCCTCGCGGTCCATATATATGCCTGTTTGTGCGTAATATTTTTCCGCTTCCAGTTCCTCGATTCTCCTGTCGAGTCTTTTTATGTCTCTTTCCTGATTTTCCTTTAGGAGATACTGTAAAGCGCCTATATCTCGCGCGTCCTCCATATCTAATCTTTCGATATTGTTTCTCGCCCCGCTTACGTTTGCCCATTGTTCAAACTGTTGCCCCTTCGGCATAGAGCGTTCGTAGGCGCGCACAAGCCCCGCGGAATCATATAACTGCCTCCCCTTATATTCCCGTTCCTTTCCGGCGTTTTCGAGGTCTCTGTTTATATCTGTGAGGTCTGTCCGAAGTCCTGCCTTCCATTTTTTGTCTGCATCTTGAAACTCCGCAAAAAGGCTGTTGTATCTTCTGACCTCCGTATCGTACTCCGCTACCGCTTTTCTGTATCGTTCCAGTGCCGTTGTGTATGTTTTTTGTACATCCCCAAGCCTTGTTTTTGTCTTCTCCAGCCGTTTTAATATCCCAGAATCTGCTGTCGCCTGATACGCAGCTGTATCCTCCTCGATAAACGACTGGTACATTTTCATGCGTTTTTCTTCCTGTTTCCGTTCTTCAACGGCTTTTATGTACGCGCTTTTCTTTTCGTCCAGTGCTGTCTTTTCCCCATCCAGCGCGGAGGACAGCTTTTTTCTTTTGGTGTATGGCGTAGCTTCATCCTCCGTGCTTTTCTTCTGCCCGCTGCGTATCCGGCTGTCAAATTCATCTCGATTTTCCGCGCTGTTTTGGTATGCATGATTTGTGTTTCTGTATGCCATAGCTTCCTCCGTATTATTCTTCCATCAGCCTTTTAACTGTTGCTTCCAGATACTTCTCATAGCTTATATGGTTGCCCTTATGTTTCTCCCATTCAACTCGCGGTGAAATATAACCTGCCACGTCGCCCTTTCCGTTGTCCTTCAGGTGCTTCACTGCGTCTTCGTACGTTTTATAAGGTGCAGACCCTTTTGTAATACCCGCTTCCTTCAGCTGGTCTTCCCCGTATCGTTCTGCAAGCGCATCGTAGTCCTCTCCTTCTATATAGCCGGACGGATGTGCAACGCGTAAGTCCCCTTCAAAACTGAATGTAGGATATCCCCCGCCACCGTCTATCGGCACAACAGTCTCTCTGCCATTTCCCCCGCTTTTGCTTCCGGAGGACTCGCTCGTTTTAAATCCGGCGACAGGCTTAAAGGAGCTGCCAAGCAGCTCCTGCATAATTTTATTATATGTTTCCACGTCCCCTGCACCTTTCGCGAGTTCCGCCAATGTAACCTTTTTCTCCCACTCTGTGTTTCCGAGATTTGCCGCAAGCTCCTTTTCTGTAATGCCGTTATTGAATATCACATCATTTCTGCCGTCGGCATACGCTCTCTCATTCCACGCTCTGTTGTACGCCTTTTCTTCTTCGCCCTTCTGATGGTCTATCTCATCTGTATGCTGTTTATACCCGAATTCACGGTCCTTATTGTACTGGTCCATATCATCCAGATACCATTCGCGTTCCGTGTTCTGCATGTCTCTTGCTGTCTTCAGCTGGTCGCCAAGTCTGTTGTATTTGTCGCCATATACGCCGTATTCGAAGTTTCTGTCCTTATTCCACTGGTTCACCTCGTCCAGATACCGCCCGTAATATCTGTCGTCCATCGCGCCTACAGCTTCGAGGTTGTTAAGCTTCATCTGGTGCTCATTCATATACTGATTGTACATAAGCTGATAAAGCTCCGGAATTTTGTCGGTAAGCTGTGCTGCATAGTAGTTCCCCGCCTGCGCCGCTGCCGTCGCAGCATAGGAAGAAGGGATGCCGCCCGTCATTGCCGCTGCGGCACCCAGCGCGTCCGCCGAAGCCCGCTCCCCTTCCCGTAGGTACTGCTTTTTGTACTGGGAATAGAGAGGGTCGCTCTCCGCATCATAAGAAAATGCTTCGCGGTTTAAAATCTCCGACAAAAGCCCTTGCATCTCATCGTCATACTGGCTCTCATACGTGGGCTTTGCCACATCGTAGGAGAAATCCTTGTAGTTTTTCAGCTTATTCCATAAGTCGTCTACCTCTCCCTGTCGGTTGTTTGCGTATTTCGGCGCCTCGGGCGCGACGTAATCATTGGGAGAAGGGATTGTTTTATAATATCCGGTACCATCCGGATTCGTGGTATATCCGCCCCCTTGCATGCGCGACTGCTCTGCCATGTTTCTCCCGAAAGCCTTTTCTTCATCCGTTGTGGCATTTGCAACCCACATCTTTCCGGACACAACGCCCATGCCATGGTCCGGGCTGTTTTGTATCAGCTGCATATCCTCCGGCGAAAGCTGGTCATAAACGCCGCCATCCTTCGCCGCCTGTAATACGCTATCACTCGTATGCGTAAACGAGCCTCCTGTTGGTGCGCTTCCGAACGAATAAAATCCGCTGCCGTCTGTACCGCCCGTATATCCATATTTCTTGCGCTCGTCATTTGCGCCTTGATTTGCCAATGCCAATGCTTCCGGTGTTTTTGCCTCTTTTGCGTCAATTTTATAATTTAATATTGTCATACCCGCTTCCGGATTCCGTTTTGCAAGATTTAAGTCCCACTGCGAAAATTGGTCATATAGCCCCGCTTGTTTTGCCGCATTCTCAAACTCCGTAAAATTCACAATTGCATTTGCCATTTTTTCTTCTCCCTTCTTTACCTCTTCACTATTCCCTTTTATAGCTCGCTTCCTGAATAGCTTTCCCGCACCATGGAATATAGTCTCCACATCCCTATGCCTTCTATTTTCACACGGTAGTGGTCTGCCCTTCTCGGAACAACCGGTAGATAAAAACTTTTCTTTTTTTCCGCGGAAAGCGTTTTTACATCACGCCACACGCCGTCTGAATCAAATTGTATCTTTACTGTCACGCTCGCGCCCTCGTCGAGTTCCAGCCGCAGCTGCAGCTTGCCTGTCCCCTTTCGGTTCGGGTCGCCGTCCGTAAAGTCACCGAATTCGACGAAGCTTGCGCACGTGTTCTCTCTGTCAAATCCGCGCCACCCCTCCCGCATCTTTCCGATGCAGAAGGCGCCGCCATCTTCGGGCATGCACAAAAGCGTTTCCCCCTCTCCTGTGAAGTCAATAACTTTGGTGTCATCTTCTTTGTGCCACATGTTTTTCCGCGTGTCGTACACGAAGAAATGATGTGCGCCCGCTTCATCTTCCATGGAAACATAGTATTTTATCCCGTCACTACCTGCCACTGCATTCTTATATTTCACATTCCCGAAGGCTTCGGCAATGCTTTGCGGTATCCCGCCGGAATAGGCAACGATACCCACGCGGGAAAGATAAAAAAGCGTCTCGCCTGCTATTGCAAGGCTCTTTCCGCTGCCCTTACTTACCCCGAGGGATGCACTCCCCATCACCTGAAAGTTTGCCGGTCTGTCTCCGTACACTTTGTAAATATGGTCTTCTTTAAAGAAACAGGGGTACCCGAGGTATTTTATGCACCCGGTAAAATCTCCCGTGCTTCCCACGTCTGCGGCAAAGCTATCCGTGGATAACCCTTCAAATACATTCCAGTTGAACGGGTCCCCGGGCTTTGAGGCGTATATCCGGCTGCCCTTGCAGCCCCAGAGCCGGTTTTCATTTTCGCACATAAAATCCATATCCGGCACCGTTCTCGCAACGGATACCCCGCCTTCTCCCCACCCGTCTTCGGGCATGACAAAGCTATTTTCATAAAAACGGAGAAAATCCCCTTCAATCTCCCGTATGATAATGGTTTTGTTATTCGCCGCATCAGAAAAGCCTTCCAGCTCCACCGCGTCCCCCGCTTTGAATACGTCACTCCATTTTGCGCCTTGTGAATATAAGGTGTTGGCTTTCGCCTCTTCTCCTTTGTATGTGCCGTTTTGGATTTTTACGTCAAGGTCGAGCATTTTTGCTTCAAGCGAACCATGCGTGCCATCCTTTGTATTGTAATATTTCTTGTCCGGCATGATGATAATGTAGTCACCGAGGGACACAAAGCGCTTTTCTCCATCCTTTGGAAGAAAGCCGTGTATATACTCTATAGATGGAGAAATGTCGTTTTTCTGTTCTCCTTCCAAATCCAGTTCGTAAAAGTCTTCGCCCCGGCTTGCGAATACGCGTCCACCCCGCATGTATATACCGCGAAAGCCGCTGCAGCGTCCCGTAACGCCTTGTCTGATTTCCCGTGCCGCCAGCACCGGATAATGGTCACTTGTCATGTTCTGCATGTCATAAATTTCTCCATCCCCTGCATAAAGGGTATGGTTATACCCGCCAAACCGCACCTGCGTCCGTTTCGCAATGCCGTCCCCGTGTACCATGGATGGTAATCCGCCCGCCATCATTCTCCTCCTTCCGGTTTCTCCGCTTCCCCTTCAAACTCCAAAAACCCCAAGAGCGCGGCAAGCTGTGCAGGGCGTACCTCCCGTATTGTGCCCGCCTTTCGAGGCGCGAAGTCTTCCACTTCCGTCATACCAAGTTCGCCCCTCTGCTTTTTGAAAGCTTCTGCATCCTCTGCGTTTTGGAAGGTAAACTGTCCGTTTTCTTCCCACGCAATTTCTCCCGCTTCCGTTTTCTTGGCGTATTCCTTCACAAGCTTCATTTCCTCCGCTGCAAAAAAGTCCGCGTGCTTTTTAAGGTCATGCCGTAGCATCACCACCGCATGCGCAGTTTTAAAGTCCATTTCCTTTTCCATAAGTCCTTCGCATGCCATAAAGGCATTGACGTATTGTATAAGATACATCCTTTTCCTCCTAACTGATAACTGTGCCGTTAATTTTCACGGTGCCATTTATGTTGACTACGGAATAATCTCCCCCGATTGTAATGTAACTCAGCGTCCCGATTGTAATTTCCGGGCTGTTAATATATAAAAAGTCGTCCGCTTCCAGACTCACCCTGGTTCTTCCGTATAGCTTTAATGCAAAATCCCCCAGTGCGTATAGATAAATTCTCTCCTCGCTTTCCGTTTCGTCTCCCTTGCCGTCGTTGTCAATTTGAAGACCGCCCACCACAGTGCTTTTGTTTGGATAACAAAGTCGCACCTCTCCTGTTCTCTTGTTGTTGCTGTCCATAATGCAGTGAAAATTTGCGCCGTAAATATTTGTACCCGTAATGGTCCCGCCTGTAATTTCATTCCCTTCTATCACGTTGCCCTCCAGGGTATTCCCGCGCATTGTCATCGCTTCGATTTCGCCCGTCTTAATGTACGCCCCGTTTATTATTGTTGTATCGTTTTTGTCTTCAAGGGATTTAAACGTCACCATGCCTTTGAATGTAATGGTTTTCGCCTCCGTCTGCAGGCCATCCCCCGTAATCTTTATCGTCGCGCTGTTCGAGCCTTCATCCCCGTCTGTAACCGTAAGGTCAAGACTTTCATATTTTTTAACAACCGGTCCTTGTATCTCTTCGGAAATGCTTTTAAAGTCCGTTTCGTTAAAATTCCCCTTCCCGATGTTCGCATGCGCCCACCGCAGCTCTTCCGTTAACATGAAAAGATAGCTCTGTATTGCCTCTATTTTCTTTTCTGCACTTTCACCCCCGGTAAACCGCGGGAAATTGGCATCCGCCATCATAAGCCCGTTCGGCATGTCGTCGTTCACTCCTTTCTTCCTTCATCATACCAAAAAAGAAACGCGCCGAAGTATCAACTTCCGCGCGCCGAATTATTCCGGTCTGCCCCATTTTTTCACAAGAAAAGCCCGTTCTGCAGCGTCCGCATTATTATAGTCCTCCCACATATCCTGCGTCCATTTCTTTCCGGCTTCCCCCTCGGCTTCGATTGTGTACCGCTGCTGCGGACGAATCCCGTGCGCAATCGCAAGCGCCATCACGCAGTCGTCGTGCGCGCCCTCCTCCGCCTGCGGTTTCCAGTCCTCGCCGCGCACGAAGGTCAGCATTTCTTCCAAAGTGGCTTCGTCAGAAACGATTGTAACGTCCTCGCGCACGGCGCGTATAAGCTCCGAGAGAATAACCGGGCGCGTCTTCGTCCCCGTCCAAAATCCATAGCTGTGCTTTACCTTGTGGGTGTAATCGTCAACACTTTCGCGCACGTATTGCTTCGGGTACCTGAGCCGTTCTAATTCCATGACCGGATATGTAGAAAAGTTTGTTTCCACGCCCACAAGGGCAGTATTATAATACATACCGAGGCAGTATACCTGCCTTGCATATACGTCCTCGTCGAACGGATGCCGGAGCACCGCCACCTGCTCGCCCGTGCGGTTGTCAATCACTTGCGCCACGAAGCTGTCCGACCCGTTCCCCGCCGTATCTCCGCCGAGTACATAGGGAACACCGCGCTCCGGCTCCTTGTATATTTTAATAAAGCCGTCCCCATCTTTCACAAACCGAATGTTTGTAATGCGCAGGCCGTCGTAATCGTATTCGAAAAAACCCTGCGTCTTCGGCTGTATTTTTTCCTCCAGCCTTCGCATAACTGCCTTTGCGTCAAACACGCTCTTGCCCGTCACGCCCCACATGCCAAGGCAGTAAACGGTGTAATAGTATTCGTCAATGTCTTTGAAGGCTTCGAGTGTTCTTTTGTCTTCCTCCGGCAGAAAACGGTTGTCCTTATAAGTAGATTCGTGTGTACGTACACGCGGATCACGCCTGTCAAAAAAGCGGGCTTTCAGCCAGTGCTTCATGCTGACGGGGTTAAAAGAGAGAATGATTTGCTTGTAGTATTTTGTCTGCCCGCGAAGACGGATATCCAGCTGATTAAAGTCCGCCTCTGCGATTTCGCTTGCTTCTTCGATCCATATGCCCGTGATGTTGTAGATGGACTTCAGCTTTTCCACGTCGTCCAGACCTGCAAATAAAATCGTACTTCCGTTTGCAAAGCTTATGCGCATATCCCCGCGGTTTATTTTGTAGCCCGAGTCGGGATAAAACGCTGCAAGCTGTCCCACAAGCTGATTAAAACAGCTTTCCCGTATCGTTCTGGCTACCTTTCTGCATACCAGAAAGCGGTGCCCCGCTTCACTCGTGCACCGCTCCAGTACCTTGCGACCCGCAAAAATACTTTTGCCGCTGCCGCCGCCGCCCTTAAGCACAAGATGTCTGTGCTCATCCGCAAAAAGCGGCATAAAGGTTTCGTTATTTGTTTCCGCTAAATGTCTGTACCATACAGCTAACGCCGCCGCACAGTCAATCTCCTTTTTATTCATGGTCTCCTTCGAGGGCTTCGATACTCTTTGCCGCTTCTCGGATTTGCGCCATCTTCTCCGAAAGGCTCATGTGTTCGATTGCACTCTTCCTGGTCTCCGCGCCTATCTCCACTTCTGTTTTATTTTTCCACCCGTAATTGTTCTGCAGATTAAAAATAATGCCCTGCACACTCTTTTCCCGCGTCAGAAGCTGTTCTTCGAGATACGCTTCAATCCGCGCCCGTGCACTCCGAACCACAGCCGCTTTTTTGGGTTCGCTCTCCGTATCCCCGTAATTTTGCCACGTGGAGCGGTCAATGCCGAGGAAGAGGCAAAGCCCGCTTATCGTAGGCGGCACGGCGTATACCCGAACGTATATGGGCGCGCCTTCATCGTTTAATATCGGCTGTCCAAGCCCATTACGTGCCTCGCGCATACCGCTGATAGAATGGAAGTACCGCTCCACCGCTTCTTCAAATGTCTTGTCTGTGTACTTTTTAGGCCTACTCACGCGTCGTCGCAAAGTCCGCTCCAAATCGTTTCCCTTTTTGGAAAACGATAGTTCGCTCCCTTGCTCCTCCTCTCTCATAAAAAACCTCGCTCCCGCCGACTATCAGCTTGCAAGCGCGCTGACTTTACGCCGCCCAGGTCGCTACCACTTTTTTCTGATATTCCGCCTCCGGCGGATAAGCTTCCCCTTTAAGGGGAAGGGGGACCGCTCTGCGGTGGATGAGGTGTATTCTGCATTTTTATCCCTGCATTTGCATATCCCGCTCTGCCGCACGCCTCGCATCCTCTGCCACGCTCTGTGCAATTCCTTCCGCTTCCTGTCTGTACGCCGCGTCCTGCTGCGCCTGCATCTCGCGCATCTGCATCTCCCTCTGCATCTGCATTTGTTGCTGTTGCATTTGCATCTGCTTCTGCAGCCGCTCCATAAGCTCCTGCTTCGTCTCGCCCGCCGTCGGATAATGCAGTGCTTCCATCTTCTCCCAGAAGGATATGAGCGTTTCAAGGCTTGCCGGGTCACCGAACGCGCCTGTTTGGAGATTCATCCGCGTTTCCTGCCACATTGCCTCGCGATTGGACGCAAGAGGCGCTGTGGTGTCACAGCTGAATAGAAACTGGTCGTTCCAGTACCACTGCCCCGCTTCGTCCTTCTCTAAAAAGTCGTACCGACTGAAGGTATCATACTTTGTGTTGCCGTGTATATCCTTCGAGAGCACGGGGCGCGGCTCGTCTGTGTATGCAAGGCGGAATTTAAAGATTGCTTCGAAAAGCGTCGCATATGCCGCATCTTTCATGACGCGCTTCGATTCTAAACGTCCCGCGCTCTGCGCCGCCGCAAATTCCTTTGCCTTGCCGCTTGTTGCCGTGCGGTCGGCTCGCCCCTGGAAAGAATCGGTAATACCAATAATCTGCCGTGCTTCCTGATATACCTGCTCCAGATACGCCATGTCCTGACTAATATTCGCCTGCATGTCGTAAACTTCGATAAGCTGCTTGTCCGCCGCGCTTCCCGGACGAATGATTTTTAAATCCTCTTCGTCTACGCGGATGCTCGCTTCATCCGGCAGCGTCATGTAGCTTCCGCTTTTTATAAGCTTTTCAATAATTTTTGCAGATAAGCGGTTTGCGGTGTTTTGCTGGGTTTCAATTTTGTCAATGTCGCTGTCTCCCAAGAATTTCCCGTAAACGCTCACATTCTTCTGCAGTATCACGGGGAAGATGTCCGGCTTGTACCAGGGGATAAATGTGGGAATTTCCTCGGTAATCAGAAGCGGCAACCCTGTCATGGGGTCTACCTCCGTTTCGGAAACGGAATGTACAAGGCTTGCACCCGGTATCACCGACCCGTCCCTTCTCTGTATCGGTACATACACCTTTTCGTATTCCTCTTCCTTCTCTTCCCAATCCTGTGCCCCGCAGTACGCACATCGTCCTCGCAAAGTCCGCTTCGAATCGTTTCCCTGCCCGGGAAGCTCAGCTCCGCTCCCTTGCTCGTCCTCTCCCCAAAAAGCTTTCAGCTTTCCGGGGACCCCATATAAGCCTTCCCCTTCGTTCTCCAAAGCCGCAGGCATTCCTGGTCTTGTCCCGTCCATGCTCGGGGCATCTATGGGCGTAATTCCTTCCATAGGCTCCGCCTGCCCGCACTTCTTGCAGTGGCGCAGTCTTCTCGCTTGATAATCCTCAAGGTCTTCAAGCTGCACATCGCCCACCCAGGAATAAAGCCCAATTCCGCCATTTTTATTTCGGTAATACGCCACATACTGGGTAACAAGGTCCTCCGCTGTTCCTTCGTCCCCGCCTTTAATATCCGGCTCCTCCTCGTTTTCCCGCTGCACATCTACGCCGTACCGCCGCGCTATGTATTCTTTTGTCTGCGGCACCTTCAGGATAATGTAGTCCATATCCTCAATGCCCGTGTATACCCCGTCCTGCGGAATAATTTGCTTTGGATGCAGCGTGGAAACAGAGATTTCGCCCACGGTGTGCTGCGTTCTCCGGCTGTTGTCCCACTCAAGCAGAAATGCTGCGCCGCCCTGTATGGGCACAGTCCGCTCCATCATGTCATTAATTTCTTCAAAAGGGAGCCTGTCCAGCTCGTTTCGAAGCATGTCCTCAATAAGCTTTGCCTTCGCTTCGTCCTCCGGGCGAAGTGCCGCAACCTTCGGTTTGGGTATACTTGAAGAAACCTGTGCTTCGATAATCTCCGCACAAATATTTCGCACATGTGGCGTTTTCTTTATTTTGGGATTTTCCACCACCGGCTTTATCTTGTCGCTGCCGCGATAGAGTGCCTCGCGCCCGTTCATTTTCGCTTCCTCCGCACTGTACGCCGCGTCATTTCGCGAGAGCCGCTCCTGCCAAAGCCGAAGCTTCTCCTTGTCTGTTTTCTTTTTACTCACCGAAACTCTCCCTTCTCTTAAAGCCTTCCCCTCGAGGGGAAGGTGCCGCCATCGGCGGCGGATGAGGTGTTATATTCTTTTTTCCCTAAATGCTGCACCTCGTCAGCCCTCGCCTTTTGTCGTATCATTTTCCTGCTTGGAAAATTCAACTTCTCAGGCGGTGCTTCCTCTTCCCCTTCAGGCGCAAGTACCTGTGGGGACCCCATAATTTTGCATTTCGCATTCTGTATTTTGCATTTGCCCTACACTCTTTTTTCTCGCATATACTGAACCATTTTCCGCGCCAGCCAATATACATTCACGTCCTCATTCAGCTTCTGCATCCAAAGATGCGCATCGCCTATCACCTTCTGGCCGTTTGCAAGTTCCCGCACGGAAAGCTCCCACACGATGTCGTTTATGGTCGTAAGCTCCTGCACCTTCGGATGGTTCACGCGGTCTAAAAACTTGTACCACGCATTCCAGTTATCCTTCGAAAGCTCTGCAGGGCAATTCTTTCGGGATGCGTCATAGTGCCGTACAACCTCCGTAATGCCCGTCTGTGCCTTTAGTACCTGCACAAGCTCCACAGCATTCGATATTGCCTTTTCAAAATCCCCGTCTTGGTTTACGCAGATTTCAATGCCGATGGAATTGGAATTCGTAATGCCGTACTTGCCCTTCCCGTCCCCGCAATGCCATGTGTAATACTTGTTATAGTCGTTAATCTGCAGGGCTTCCTTGTCATCCACCACAAAGTCCGCGCTCTGCCCCACGTTTCCGCTGTTCCAATAATCAAAATGCGCTCTTGCATCTGCACCTTTTCTCGGGTTCCCCGTGGTATGTATTACGATGTACCGCGGTTTCTCTGTCCGGGCTGTTCTGTTATATGCTATCTGCACGTCCTCGCCCCCTAAAAATGTTGCTTATCGGTAGGATTGTTCACAACCCCGAATGCCGCGAGTGCCGCCAGAAGCAGCTCTGCAAACGTATCAAACTCTGGAATCTCCCATCCCATCCATGTTTTCGTCACAAAGGCAATAAGCGCCAAAAGTGCGCCCCATAAAACCTTGCTTTTAAATCTCTCTTTCATGCTCATGTATAAACTCCTCTCTCAGTTCGTCGATGCGGTGATGGGCGCTTTTCGCGCTCCCTTCCACCACCGCCATCCGTTCTACCAGATTGTTATGTTTTTCCACCTTCTTCTCCAGCTGCTCCAGTCGGTAATTTGTCAGCTTGTTGGCAACTAAAATGCCGCCGAGCGTCCCGATGGTTGTCCCCAAAAAAGAAAGTGCCGGTCCTATAATTTCCATTTACTTTCCACCCCCATCTTCGCGAATTCCCGCTCTACCCTTTGCTCAGCTCTGCTCTAAGCGCTGCAATCTGTTCATCAACATAAGCCTCAGAAACGTATTTGTTGCCATTCGCATCAACAAGCGCACTTCCATTAAAAACGATTTCGCCGGACTTTTTAAAGACTATCGCGTTGTGGGCGCCTTTCTCATCACTTCCATCCGCAATGATTAGGCTTGCGTCGGCATCCGGTTCGTTAGACCTGCCGATTATGGTCTGTTCGGTTGTGCCGTTTCTGGCTGATAAATCTATACCTATTGTTACAACGCGCGTCCCTTTGTTTTTATTGTAGAAGCCTATGTTTACATCCTGTTTGCCCTCAGTGGTATTTTTATCCCCGATGGTATGAAGGTTCTCCCCTTCTACGAGGTTGTCGTCACCCGCCGTAAAAGTTTTGTTGGAATCTGTTATTTGATTTTTATTTCCGATGCCAAAATTAGAGGTACCCGGAGATTGGTTTTTACTTGGTTTGATAACATTTTTCTTCCCGATAGCACCGCTGTAGTTGTCAATTACAGTATTGCCACTGCCGGCACCAAAGCTACTGTTACCGGTTATGGTGTTTTCCGTACCGCCAATCAGTACACCAAATCCACCCTTATTACCCTTGCCGCCGATTAGCCCAAAGTCACCGGAACCGGTATTACCTAAACCGGACATGAATATATTTCTACCATTCCCCTTATTCCCTTCACCGGCAACAAGAGAACCAACACCTAATTCCACTACACCAATTTCCGGTTTGGATGGTACATGGAAAGTAAAAGCCCCTTCTCCTTCCCATTCATCCACCGTCGGCTCCGGAATTGCACACCACGAGTCGTACCATACAACATTGTTTACGATTTTAACAATCTTGCCGATAAAGTTGTAGTGAGAGTTCCAAATAATAGAAAATTCGTCACCGACTTCGTATGCAGGCGCTTCAAATGTTGTGTCATACTCTATATCTTTACCTTGGGTTTCTACACATTCAGGTGGATTGACTTGTTCTCTGGATAAAAATATTCGGCGGTTACTGGTATCAATTGCTTTAATATAATATGCCATACGTCCGGCAGTGCTGCCGGAACCTATCGCCACACAATTGTCTGCCAATGCCCGCTTTGCCCCCGCCATCAGGAGCGAGTTTTCTCCGTCTCCCACGGAAATCGGCAGCATAATCTCTCCGTTTAGTATGAATACGTCATGCCACTTGCCGTCTTCTCCGCGCAGTTTTATAAAGTTCATGCCCACGCCTCGCTTTCTTCCGCCTCAGTAGTCCCTACCAAAGCTGCGTATTCCGCTTCCGTCAGTTTGCCCGCCTCCACAAGCGCGCGAAGCCGTTCAATAGACCAAAGCCTCGGATAATATGCTTTTGCCATTTCAAATGCATCCATACTATAATTCCACCCCCGTCATTACAGCAATGTAATCCACATCCGCCCGAAGCTGTTCCATTGGATGAATCGGCTCTTCTGCCGGTTCGGGTTCAGGTAATGTCCCCTCCGTCATTTTCGTAACTGTAACCATTTTATACTCCATAGGTTCAGTTTCTCCCTCAACCTCTTTCGTGTAAGTTAGTTCCTCTGCTTCTAAACTTCCCAAACGCGGAAAGGTAGACGGAAGAGGAAAACCCTCCGGAATGTACGCCCAACCATCGGGCGGGGCAATTATATGGTCTGCTTTATGGTCGTTGTAGACCCCTTCTTCAAGCGGTGTTAAACAGATAATATGCATTGTTTCCTCCTTACAAAACTTGGTAATGGTATATGTCCCCATTGTCATTATAAACGCTTCTGGAGTAATAAATCTTCAGTTTTCCATCGTCAAATTGAATCATAGATGAGTCAAACCCGCTAGCAAATTCGTCGTCACCATAAACACATCCCTTGGGAGTGACAATCACTGAATATGTTCGCCCCCATATAGCAAGGACGTTGCCAACACCACCAATTTCAATAGTTCTTGCACTTCCGTTGCCGGTGTATGACCCAGTGAGTTTGCCAAGCGCGGATAGTGCTTGCGCGGGGGTCTTTGTGGCTATGCCGCCGCTTGAAGACCCAACAAGAAATTGTCCATCAGGGAAACTTTCTCTTCCTGTGCCGCCATGTTTAGGTTGAAGGACATTCATAAGAGCTTTTGATTCATCCAGGTCAATGAAAATAACATTCGCTATCCATCCATCGTCGAACTCCGAATAAGTGAGTTCATAACTACATCCAGTTTCTAACCATCCAGCTTCATTCGCAACATCACCCCATCCACGTCCCGCCAGTTTTATATAGATGTCCGCATCGCCTAAATTATTGACATTTAAGGTTGGGTACGGAGTTGTACACGTAACATGCGGCTCAATCCTTACCTTAACGCCCGTTTTGAGTTCTGTTATTCCCGGAATTGTCGCTGTATACGCTTCACCTGTTCCGCCTGTTTTTACACATGCAAGTCCAAGATTTTCTTGCGCTTTTGCGACAGATGTCCCGCCATGTCCTCCACGCGCAACCGGTAGACTTCCACTTGTTATATCGGATGCACTGTGCTTATGTGTAGAGGGTGCTTTGCCGTCCAATTCTCCCTTAGTAGCATAATCCGATAAATTCACCGCAACGTCACCGTTTGTATACTTAAGCTTACCCAAAATATTGATAAGCTCTCGCATGCCGTCATGCCCCGTCGGGTCAATCCACACCTTTGCCTCGGGGTCTTGCGGCTCTTCCGTGCCGATGTATACGCCGCTGTTACCCGTATCGCCTTTGTCTCCCTTGACATATCCTGCAACAAAGGTTTCTCCGTCATTGATTTCTATATATAGCTTTCCATCCAACACATAAGCGTTCTTGACGACGCTGCCGTAAGTTTTAATCGCATCCATAACCATTTGCGCATTTACCCTTGCTTCCTCCGCGAAGGTTTTTGTTTCATCCGAAAGGCGCACAACGGTTTCCGCCTGCGAAATCGCAATCTGTGCTTTTGAAATTAATTCCTGTAAAACTGTGAAGTCCTTTTCTTCAACGATCGACCCGCCAAAGGAAGAAAACCCGCTTCTTACCGGAAAATGGATCACCTTTGTCACCGTGCTGCTTCGTCCGTCCGAAAGAATAATTTCAAGCCGCATGCTTCCGGCATAGGCATACATCGAGGGTTTAATCAGATAATAACCGCGGCCACCCTCTACCGTTCCGACATCGGGAATTGGCAGAGTGGCACCGGAGGGCATGGCGCTTACCGACAAATTATAGCCGGTTATGTCGTACGGCTTGCCGCTCCTGTAAAACTCCAGAACCAGCCCGTACCCCTCAACATCACCGACGGATAACGTGATGTTTGAAGTGATTTCTCTCTGTCCTTCGATGTCAATTTTGATTTTATATGGTATCATTTTTACTCCCCTTTATTTATGAAATTCTCGTAACGGCATCCGCCTTTCTTCCAATCCGAAACTCCACGGTCGAAATATAGATTTTATTGGTTAACCCACTGCTATCATTCGCGGTCGTTTTCCCCTGAATCGTTATGGTGGAGCCTGCTGCAACGTTCAGACGGAACGTTGCAGTGTGAAGGCTCTCTTTCCCTAATCCTTCAACCTCAACGCCTACCGCTTTCCCATCAACTAAAGCAGTGATATATCCCGGAAAATTTGATGGTGTAGTGGTGGGCTCATGATACCTGTCCCACCAGCGCGTAGGATAAAAGTTTACTATCATATCCAATACGCCCCCGTTGCACGTCGTGTAGCTTACAAGATTTTGGTATGTTGCATACGCATCATAATACCCTTTTATCGTATCCTTTAAAAGGACAAATTCCCCAGGTTCCCAATCGGCTACTCCCGCGGGGTTCGGGTCTGCCGTTTTCCCATTAAATTTACTGTGCGTCCGCACATCTGTTACGTCTGTAATCACATCCCCCGAAACAGTGACATATGCAAGCACATGCGCCCCTGTGTCGCTTCCGGGAATAACTACAATATCAATATCCTCCGTTTGCTCTCCGGTCTTACTCAGCTGCATAATCACGCTGTAAGTTCCTGCTGTCGAGCTTACGGCACGCGTTTCTGTAGCGTCAAGCTCAATCTGACAGCCGTCTACCCAGCCGCGTCCCGGTGCAATATATACAGAAAGAGCCGTTGCTTTTGTAACCTTCAAGCAGTCTACAATCTCGCCGTCTACCCCCGTAGTTCTAAGGCTCGAAACAATTTTGTTCATGGCATCCACACCATACGCCTCATTGTCGATAAAATATTTCTTTATTGCCATATTACACCTCCTCCATAGTCGGGCGCTCGTAAGAATTCAGCCTTTCAAACACCCGCCATACCTCCTTAATTCGTTTATCCTTCACTATCAAAGTATCCCCCACCAGTTTTTGCACGGTGACAATATCCCCAAGCCCGTAATCCGTGCCGAAAACAACCCTTTGTGTGCTTCCTTCAATTTCCTCCGTGTTCTTGCGTTCGGCAAGCGCTGCTGCAGCTTCCGATTCTGTCTCTCCCGAGAGAATGCTCTCCCGCCGGTAGAAGCCCGTCTTCACATCCTTTATTACCTCGCCAAAGGTTACGAGTTCCCCGTCCTCCGCCGTTATCTTTCTATATCCGCATGTCCGATAATTCTCCCCGTTATACACATACTGCGTCTCAGAAAAATTCCGCTCATCCTCACTAAAAAACAACGGCGTACGCACAGTTTGCCCTGCGCTTCTGTCTGTCCCCCGCATGAGCCCGAATACAAATTGCTTTGTGTCCGGACGAAAGTCTATGGCAAAGCCCAGCTTTTCCGGTGCGCATAGTTCCTGTACAACCTCCAGAAGAAGCTTCGGTTCCTCTGCAACCTCGTAGGTGACTTTCGAGGTTCCTCCCACAGTCGCCGCCATTGTAAATCCCGATATGTACTTATCCCCGCTTTCCATGAAAGCTTCCTGCACCTTTTTCCGAATGATGTTCTCTCTCGTATCCGTCATGGCAAAGGGCTGCACCACCCGCCACAAAAGCATCTGTGAAAGGGTGCGTCCGTATGCGGCAAAATCAAAGCTCCCGCGCACGTCCGTAATTCCGGTCACTAGCGCCGCTGCATCCCCTTGCAGGATAATGGCATCCTTGTTCTCCATTAGAACGGGGACAAGGTCGCTTTTTGTGTCGGTATGTAGTTCCAGCTTCCCCACATCCGCAAAGCATTCCGTCCATTGAACGCTTGTCAGGCGATTTTCTATGTGCAAAAGTTCAAATTCCGGTGTATACACGTAAATATCCTGCATCAGTACACCGCCTCCGCATACAAATTGCTGTACGAAAGTTGTGCCGTAATCGGCTGCGTGTCGCCCATCAAACCAAAGCGTATAACATTCATACCTGGTCGCAACACAAAATTGCCTAGTACCGTTTTCCTGTCCTTATACCGCAGGATGTTTCCCGAGCGGCTACTTTGCACTGTGCGGTTTTCAATATCCACCGTTATGGTTTCGCCGCTTTTCAGCGTGTAATTAAATCGAATCGCGGCGCCCGTTGTCTCATTTACCAAAACCACGCCGCTTTTTTCCTCCGTAAGCACTCCCGCGGTTATCACAATAACAGGCTCTATATCCACATCGCCTAAATTCGCCACCGTCCCCTTGGTATATCGGTATGTAAAGACTCTGGGAAAGATCATGCCGCGATACAGATTGTCTGCACGGGCACGCAGGAAAACCGTCTGCGTGTCAGCATCTCGAAAATACGGATTGTCTGCCAGAAGCGAAATCGTAACCTCCTGTGCCGCCGCATTGAAATGCGCCAGTGTCGAAGGCAGTGGACGGCAGGTGATTTTTCGCATTTTTCCGCTGAAGTTTACCTTCAACGTCACCTCCCCGGTTGTATTTAGAATCCGCATTGCCTCCGAGAGCCGCCATTGTCGCTGTTCTTTTTCTCTCGTGTTCAAATCTGCTGTAATTGTAATCGTACGGGGTCGTGGAAGCACTTCAAGGGTTGTCTGCCCCGGTGAGTCGATGTACTGCACCGTCTGCGCCTCTGTCTCCACGGGGCCGAGTCCTTCAATCGCACGTATACGCCAAGTGTCCCGTGCCTGTCCCCCCATTACAATGCTGCCGTTTTCATTTTCAATCGTCAGATGAATCATGTGTTTCCTCCCAAGGTCTGCGAGACCTTTGTCCCCTTTTCAAGCATTGCCTGCTGGGCAGGGGTTACCGCCGAAACATTGACAACGGAATTAAAATAATTCGTGCTGCCACCACTATACACAGGCACGCCGCCCGCATAGGAAAGCTGCGGCAAAAGCCCCTGCAGTTGCAAAGAAAAGGCACTCTTTATTTTGGTAACGACCGTGCTTATTTTCTCAATAAAGCCATCCCCGAAATTCTCCGCCGCCGTCTTTCCGTTATCGAAAAAGCCCTCCGGCACCTCCTTCCCTGCCGCCTCCAGCGCCGTCGTGAGCGTCTGAGCTGCAGCCGTCGCCTCGTCCTGGTACAGGTCCTGTGAAATTTCCTTTGTTAAATCTCGGTTTTCCTGCCACGATTTTAGATACGCGGTAAATTCCTCGTCCGACGCATCAGTCAGAAGCTTTGCGAAGGTCGTACCCTCTTCCACCGACATATCCCGTAGCACATCCAGAAACTCAGGCGGCACGCCCCGGTCCTTCACCGCCAGTATTGCTTCACGGTACGCCGAAAGCGCCGCATTGTCTGCCGTATAGTCATGCAGCGAATGTACATCATACTTTATATCTTCCCCAAACTCTCCCGCATTAATTAAGCGAATGGTTTTGGAATCAAACGGGGAAGCCGTAAAGCCTCGAAGCTTCTTCTCCATGCTTTCCTGCAGCTTCAAAACCTCGTCAACGCTTTTTCCCGCTTCCTCTGCTGCCGCTGTAAAGAGCGAGACAATCTCTTTTTTCTGCGCCTCGCAAAGCTTCTTCTGATACTGCGCGATTTCCTTCGTGTATGCCAGCCATTCGTCGCTGCCCTCATCAAAATACGTATCCCGGATTTTTGCAAGCTCTAAATAGTATTCCGTTTCCGAAATCACGCCAAGCTCCAGCTTGTCCTTTGCTGCCGCCTTTTCCTTGTCTGCTTTCTCCTTCAGTTCCTTTTCGGCAAGTTTTTCCTCTTCTTCTATACGGTCGACTTCATACCGGATCAGCTCCCTTGTGTAGTTCCACCATTCCTTTGTGCCCTTTTCAAGATACGTATCCCGAAGCCACTCCAGCTTGCCGTAATATTCCTTTTCGGTCAAAGCGCCGATGTCGTACTGCATTTTCAGGTCTTCGAAAAGCTGCTTCGTCGCGTCCGTTACCTTCCAAGAATTTTTCTTCGTGGAATACGACATGCCGCTAGGAACGTAACGCGAAAGGGCAGCAATTGCGGCGTCTCCCATTTCTTCTGCCGCATCCTCTGCATCCTTTTTCCCTCTTGCAATTGCATTTACGTACCCTGCAATAAAATCACCACCGAGTTTATCCGTCACCTTCGAAGGTGAATGGGAATCCTGTGTTGCACGAACCGCCTCAAGTGCTGCCTGCACCAAAGCCGCACCTGCGGAAGCTGCCAAGGTGATGTTTCCATCCCCGTTGCCGCGTATACCACCAATAAATCCGTCTGCAAAGCTTTGTCCGAGGTCCGGTGTTTTCAGCGCATATTCTTCGATGTTCTCTAAAATCGGATTGAGGTTTAAGGTTGCACCGTTAGCGCCCTTAGCAATCCCTTCTGTGATTTTGCCACCTGCCGCCTCGTACTCCGCGCCTGCAGTCTGCAATTCAGAAAGCGCAGCCTTCAGGTTTTGCAGTGCCGCTTCGCTTCCCGTTTCCGAATATATACGCATCGCATCTGCCACGGCGGAAAGCTTACTCTGGTAGGTTGCCAGAAGTGCCCCTAAAATTGCCTCTGTATCATCACCATACTTTTCCTGCGCACTAGCGGCATTCTGCATCGCGTCCGTTTGCGCGCGGAGGTAGTTGTTTGCCGCTTCATAGTTGCCTTGTGCCGCCAAGGTAGAAGCATGCTGATAGGCGTATATATCGTCCGTAAATTCCTGCACCTTGGCTGTTGAAGCATCATAGGCAGACTGCGCGTTTTGCATATTATATGCATGTTCCAAAAGTTCCTTGTCGACACCGCCAAGCTCCATTTTCAGCGCACTCAACGTGCTGAGAACGCTTGTATTCCCCGCGGCAGCCTCTCGCTCCAGTTCTGCAACCCGCACGCTGAGTCTTTCGCGCTCTGCCATTTTTTCGTTGTAAAGGGCAGTAGCCTCCGAAAGCTTTTGTAAATCTACCGCCTGCTGTTTTTGCGCATCCCCGATGTTGTCCATCGCATTGTCATACTTTGCCTGCGCATTCGCCATTAAAGCCTCGGTTTCCTTCGCCTGTATAACGCCGACAATGGATTCCTGCAGCTCCTTGTATTTCTGTATGCTGCCGTCAATCAGCTGATATTCTGTACCCAGCGCGGAATTCATTTCGCCGAGAATATAGGAAACACGCGCTCTGTCTTTTTCCTGTACATGCCCGGATTCATCGGCAAGCGTTTGAAGCTCCGCGGCAAGCTGCTTTGTTGTCTCGATTTCTGCAAGCTCCGCCGCCGTTTTGCTGTCCTGCTCGGCAACGAACGCATCGTATGCCGCCTTGCGTTCCTCCGTTGCCTTCCGGTTTTCCTCTACGGCGCTTGTCAGTGCTTCCATTTCCTCCCGCTTGACGCGTTCTGCCTCCGTCTCCCGGTTTGCAAGAGAGATAAGCCCCGCAATTGCAGCGCCGAGGGCAACCACCCCCGCCACCACAAGACCAACGGGATTTGCCGCCCACGCGGCATTTAAAGCGAGCTGTGCCTTAGTGCAGAGTGCCTTCGTTGCTGCAAGCAAGGGCATTTTCCCCGTTAGCCCAGCTATACCGATTTGATATGCTCTCGCCGCTGTGGTCGCCTGTATTTGCGCTGAACTACACAACATGGACACTCTGGCGTAGTCTGTCGCCGCTTTAGATGCCTTTTCTAGAAAACTGCTGACCTTTGAAACAATTTCCATCCCCTTCGTAGCCGCAATGTACGCCACCGTTATGGTAGTCAGTGTTTTTAAGTTGTCACCAATAAGCTCTATTGCCGCCGTAAAAGGCTTCAGTATAGGAAGCGCATCCCCGAGTCCCTTCGCAAAGCCCTGCAAAATTTCTCCTGCAAGCTCTACGATTTTCGGGATGAATTTCTGTATGGTTTGCACCAGCAGTACAGCGACATCCGCCGCAGCTTCTCCCACTGCCTCGGCATTTTCCAAGAGACTATCTGCAAGTGCTTCGATAAGCTCCGCCCCGGCACTTAAAACATCTGGTGCTGCCTCCGCAAGCTTTACGGCTAAATCCCCGATAACGTCACCCAGCGCGTCTACCACACCGGAAAGCCCGTCCGCTTCAAAAGCCGCCTGCATTTCGTCTACATAGCCGGAAAGAAGGTCAACGGCGCCGCCCACATCCGCATTGGTGGATTCATAGAAGGTAACGCCAAGCTCAGTGACCTTGTTCTTTAAAATTGCAATGCGGCTTTCCATAGTCGCATACCGCTGCTCCGCTTCTTTTGTAAGTGCGATATTTTCCTTCCATGCCGTGGTACCTGTCGAAAGCGCTTTCGCGAATACCGTAGTGGCGCCGGACGCACGGGAGAGCGCATCGCTCATTCTCACCTCGGTAATGCCAAGGTCATCCAAAACCTTTACAACCGACATGCCTCTCTCTTCGCTCTTCCCCAGCCCCTCAATAAAGGCAAGAATTGCGCTTGCGGCGTCCGTCTTAAATGCGGTCTTAAATTTTGCCGCACTCATGCCCGCCACCTTGGCGAAATTGGCAAGGTCTGCGTTTCCCGTTTCCACGGCAAGCTGCATGTCCTTAAAGACCTTGCTAAAAGCTGTACCGCCTGCCTCGGCTTCAATGCCGACCGAAGAAAGCGCACCAGCAAAGGATAAAATCTGCGCTTCGGAAAGCCCGATCTGCTTACCGGTACCGGCAAGACGCATTGCCATTGCCGCGATGTCCGCCTCCGTCGTCGCAAGGCTGTTGCCGAGCGCAACAATCGTACTGCCGAGGCGGTCGAAATTGCTCTGGTCCATGCCGGTGATGTTGGCAAACTTTGCTAAAGTGGATGCCGCTTCTTCACCGGCAAGGTTTGTTGCCACTCCAAGGTCTGCCATGGTCTTGGTAAAAGCGAGAATGTTTTCATTTTGTATACCAAGCTGTCCGGCGCTCTCCGCAATACCTGCAATCCCGTCCGCCGCCATGGGCATTTCGCCTGCAAGATCTAAAATCCCCTCCCGAAGGGCAGAAAGCTCTGCATCGGTTGCGTCTACCGTCTTTTTAACGCCCGCAAACGCACTTTCGAAGGAAATCCCCGCCTTTAACGCCGCGCCGCCAAGTCCCGCAAGGGCTGTCCCTGCCACACTTACGGCACCGGTAACTGCACCAAGGGATTTTTTTGCTGTGCTTCCAAGCTTGCCAAGGTCTTTTATAAGACCCGAAGAATCTATTTTGGTATCAAATACCAAAGAGCCATCATATGCCATGCTATCACTCCTTTTTGTGAACGCATGGCCTCTCGGGCTCTCTTAGTGCGTTATCGACCGAAGGCCTCTCGGGCTCTGTACGGTTTAAATATGAACTTCAATTTCTTTTTTACAGTTTTTACAGCGGACGAATATGCCGCTGCATTTTGCCGTGTTTGTATACAAAAGTAGCTTCTTCCCGCAACGCGGACAGAAAAACCACTTTCGCATGGTGGGTGCCTTTATCATTCGCTGCCCCCTTTGAAGCAATCAGTATTACGCATGTATTAAAACAGCTTTTCAATCGCCGAAATCATATCCCTTTCCTTTTCTGCGTCCGTCCGCATATCCGGCAGACGGTATCGGTTTTTCATGCGCAGATAAAATTGCTTTTGCTGCCTGTCTCGGATTTTGGAAACATCGCAACTTCTGTACTCCATAATTTTTACAAAGGGCTCATCTTCGTCAAGTGCCGCAAAAAGTGCCTTGAACTGCAGCCAGTGCAGTGTCGCCTTTGAAAGATCAAGTCCGTACTGCCGCATGAAAGCCGCGTAGATGTACGGCGCGTCGTGCAAAAAGCTGTATATCGGTCTTTCTGCCGCCTCCACCGTTTTTTCCTCCTTCTCGCCGTCCTTTTCTCCCGCATAGAAGGATATAAGCGCCTTTGCCGCCACGTCAAAGCGGGGCGGAAGCGCCTTCTTGTACGGAGCAAAGAGTGCAACCGTTTTGTCCTCCGCTGAAAGTGTCCCGTCTGAAAGCGCAAGGTCAAAGCGTATCCAAAATCGAAAATCTGTTTCAATCGGGTACGCAACGCCATCAACCACTACCGCCTCGGGCAGTGTATCGGTCAAAATGTTTATCATTTGGATTTACCTGTGATTTTTGTCATTTCCGAAAGCGTTTCATCGTAATTCTTTACAATGCTGATAAGCTGTCCGAAGGCATCCACACATGCCGCAACGCTTTCCCTCTTTCCAAACATCTTTGTGCTTGTCCCTTTTCCGAAAACCGCGTCAAAGGTTTCAAAAAAGAGCTTGCAGGTTTCGTGCAGGATTTCGCTGGCACGTCCCTCCTTCGGCAGCCGCACAACCCGCTCATTATAAGCGTCTGCCGCTTTTTCGTATTTTTTTACGAAGGCTACATCCGTAGGGTCAATTTCTGCCTCGAATTCGCCAACCTTAAATAGCTTCATAAAAGCACTCCTTTCTTAAAAAGAAAAGGGGCTATAAAGCCCCTCTTATTCTGCTGCACCTTCTGCAAACGTAATTGTCTGCCAATCGTCGTCACTTGTAGCGGTGCCGAGCACCTTTTTGCCGTGCGCCTTAAAGCTGCCGCTGTATGTGTATGCATCTGTGCTGCCGCCCTCGCTGTCCGGAATAACAGCGAAATCGCGCATAATGGCGTTGTTTGTCTCCTTGGTGATGTCCACCATAACAATGGGGCGAACTGCGTCCGAACCCAGAAGCTCCTCGTCGCAAATTTTCACCAGGTCCTCCTGTGCTGCATCGCCGATGTACTGGTCAAAGGAGTAGGAAATAGACGGGCTAAAGCCTGTCACGTCTGCCGTTTCAAATGCCTCGTCGATATACTGACGAGAATATTCTTTCGGATTTTTAGAGGTGGAAATTTCCGTAAATCCCTTCATGCGGTGAAAAACGTATTTGCCGCCCTCTCCCGGTACGCCGTAAAAGGCCACCTTATCACTTCTTTTTACCATTGTTCCATCCATGTGGTTTCTCCTTTCTATTCTATGCTTCGTAATATAAAAGCCGTAACTGAATTTGATACCTTGCATTTTTCTCCGATGCGTCAAACAGGTAGCCGGTAGACACAACCTGCATCTCCTGCGCCGTTTTCCCCTTCTCCAGCACCGGAAAATGCCGCGTCTTATTCTGTGCGGCAATCCATTCTGCCATTTTTTCGTAAAAGCCGCTGTTTTCAATATTTTGCAGCGTATCGGTTCCAAAGTATTCCCGGGAGGCGAAAAGGAAAAGATACTCCTTAAGCGCACCCCCGTCTGCATACTGTTTTACAACGGGAGAGGTCGGCACCGTTTCTATCACATACTCCGTAGGCGTCTGCCCCAGATACTCCACGTTTAAAAGGCCGTCCCGAAGAAGCGGACAGCCTGCCATGTAGTCCCGTATTCCTTCAATGATTGTCACTTTGCCTTACCTCCTGCCATCCTTGCCGTGCCCTGCAAAATTTTAGTCCTGTGGTCCGCCTTCATGCGTTCAAACCAAAGCCTGCCGCGCTTGCCGCCGCCATGATAGGAAAGCGGCACATTCGTCAGCACCTTTTCCTCGTTCTTTTTCGCCCATGCCGAGCCGGTAGACGGCGAAACCATAAGCTTGCCGCGGTACAGGTACCGTCCATACGGCGTATTCCATTTCACTTCACCGCTGCCGATGTCCGTCGCAGCCTGTGCACTTTTGGAAAGCGCGCCCGTAAGATGCGGCGTGTAGGGCTCCGAAAGACGGAGCACCTCACTGTCCACATATTTCTGTACGCGCCCGCCGCTTCCAAGTCCACGCCTTGCAAGGATTTTATCGCGGCTTTCAAGCTGAAAGCGTACACCCTTCATCCGCAAACCACCTTCCAGTGGTGCATCCGCGGGCTTCCCTTCCGGTTATCCGCAAAGCCCATCACGGTATAGCATCCGTCCTGCGGCGGTCTCGCCTCTTCCGAAACACCGAGAAAAACCCGGTCCCCGTTTTTTATCTCAATGCTTTCCGTAGTAGGAATGCGGATCTTAATCACATCCGCCGTTTTCAGGCCACCCTCTGTGACCTCGGTCTTAACGTCCGCCTGTACGGAAGCGGCAGGAAATACCGTGCGCCGATATGCCGGCATACGGTTTTCACCAACAAAGATGTGCCAAAGCGTGACTGCACCCTGCGTAATCATTCCCGGCACCCCCTGTTTGTAAGCTCCTTTGGCAGAAAGCTTCGAATTGCCACACAAGCTTCTCTTTCCGCTTCTGCCGCGCCTCTCTCCCGGTATGTAACAGAATACCCGTCGTTATTTTCCGATGCGATGCCGCCATCTGCACCGGGGCAGTACAGTGCATCCACCGCCGCACACATTGCCATTTTCACTTCTTCCGTATCGGTTGCCCGCTGAAAGGTGATTTTGTCAATCAGCGCCGTGCATCTGAGCGAAAGCGGACGAAAATCCGCCTCCGCTACCCTTGTGCCGCCGTACTCGTTCTTGTAAAATAAAAAGTCTGCGTAAGCGCGCATGGGCTACGCCTCCTTTTTGCCGTCCTTTGCATCCTTCTTAGGGTCTGCCTTTTTGCCGTCCTTTTTAATAATTAACCCGATTGTTTTCATCAGCCCACCGCCTTATGAGAAAGATAAAGACCTGAAACCTTGTTTTCGTATACGTCCGTAAGACCGTAGGAACGGAACATAAACTTCCAGGCATCCGCCTCCTGATTTTCTGCAGGAGAAACAATCTTGTTTACTGCGTGCTTTGTGTACTGCATCAAAGCATCGCGGGTCAGTGCCATAAAGTTAATATCCGCGCCGCCTGCCGCCTTTACATAGCCGCCCTTTTCCTCGCCGCCGGTCTTGCCGTCATAGAGGTCAATCGCGGTGTAAAATCTTGTCTGCGGTACCGTCTTCACGCTTGCAAAGCGCGATAATACCTCACGGGATTTGTAAGTATCCAAAACCATAATCATGCCGTGGAGTGTGGGTGTGATAAAGAGGTGTCTGCCCTCCATCGGCACCTCTGCTTCGTCCATGGTGGTCGTAGCAAGACGAAGTGCCTCCAGCACCTCACTGCCGTTTGCGTAGGTAGCCTCCGTCTTTCCAATCCCTTCCGTGCCGGCATATGTCGCAAAGCGGAACGCATCCAGCTCCGGTGCTACCTTTGTACGCAGGAATTCTGCCGCAAGCTTACCAAAAGCGAGCCCTGCCGTTTCCTCATTGTCCATGTTGTCCACGGAAAATGCACGGCCGCGGTCATAGTTAAACTTCACCGTTTCGTGCGTCAGGTCAACGTTGCCCTTTGCATAGCCGTCGCTTCTGGAGTAATCCCCAAGCCCGTCCATGCTGATTTTGGGAATGATGATTTCATTCGTATTTGCGCCCTGTCTTGCAAGAGAAGCATCGCTCTCCAGTGCAGACGTTACGGACGCAAGCGCGAAAACCTCATCCAGTTTGTCAATGTACTTTTTGAAAAGTGCGATATTATTTGCCATTTTTTACTCTCCTTTACTTTTTGGGAGGCAATCCCATAGCTTGGCGTATTGCGGCATCCTCCGCCTCACCCTGCGCTGAAAAAGTACGACCCGAAAACTGCGGCGCAGGCGGCTGTTTTTCGCCCTCAAAAAGATATTCGTTTTCCTTTTTGATATCCTCAAGCTGTTCCGAAAGACCCTTGACGGTGTCATTTTCAAGCGTCAGCTTCTCGCGGTCGATAAGCGCCAGCACAGCCTTGTGGTTTCTCGCCTTCGCCCCCGAAAGCTCTCTTTCCACCGCATGGTCAAGCTGCATCTCGGCAATACGCTTTTTGCTCTCTGCCTCTGCATTCTTTGCTTTTTCCTCCCAATCCTTCGCCGCCTTCCGGACTCCATCAATGTCCATATCCTTAAAGGTGCGAATTTGGGAGTTTGCTTCCTCCAGCTGCTTTTTTAGTTCTTCCTCAGAGCGGCGCAGCGTCTCCGCCTCCGTCTTGTTTGCCTCTACGGTCTTTCCGTGCTCGGCCATAATGGATTCGACCAGCTCCTCCGAAATCCCAAGACCCTTCAAAAATTCCCGCTTCATGCTTCTCCTTTCCGGCTACGCTTTTTTACCGATGGTTGCATCACCGTGCCATAGATAGTTTTACGCCTTCCCGGGCGAATTTGGATATAGAAAAAGCACTATGCTTTTACACATAATGCTTACTTCATCGAATATTTGTCCTTCATTGTTTTGCGAATGTTAATACCATGCCTGCACACATTCTAAGGGCAAACTTTTGTTATTCACTATATTAGTAACTTTTGACTTTGCCATGCGAGCATAATAATTATCCTTGTCCTCAGCAGCCGATTTTGTTATTTCGGCTACATCGTTCTTTTTGTCATATGTTATAACGCCTTTCTCGCCCTTCCCTTCTGGCTGGTACTCATAAAGAATTACGGTATCATCAAAAAATTTTAAAGTCAAAACATTCATACTTACTTCCTCCAATCCATCACAGCTTTTTGATAGTTATATTTTTCCTGCGCTATCGTATGTGCCTCAATATATGACATGCCTTTTTCGTTCATCAATTTATATTCGTAGTATTCATGCTCCAACAAAATGATATCTTTGGGCTCTATATCTTTTCCTGACATGAGATTCTGCCACGAAACAGCTATATCATAATTGGGATAAAATGTCGTTGGCTCTTCTTCTCCCAAGTCATATTTATTTAAAAATATATGTTCTTTTATTTTGCCAACTTTTTCGGTGTCAAATCCTGTATTTTTTGCTATCGCATCGATATCGGTTTTTCTTTTTCTCACTGCAGCATAAAATCTTTCTGCATGCTGTTGACATCTTTCAAAATCCTTATCGCTTTCCGGATTTAATGCCCCATAAAAAGCACCGCTTTGCACAGGCTTCACCTCTTTTGATTTTATTATACCACTTTTTGCAGAATTGTCAATAGTTTTTGCAGATTTAGTGATACCTATCCTTCGTGTCTCCGCTTCGTTTCTCCCAAAACCCAACACCCTTGAGCGGTCATACTGCTTCTGCATACCCGTTTGCCTGCAAAAATCGTCAAGCTCCGCATTCAGCTTTGAAAGCTGCTTCCCCTCAAACGCATAGCGCATTTGAAATTCGCCCTTCTCTGCCCCTTTGGTTTGCTTAATACCTTCATCAAAGGCAATAAGCTTCCGCTTGCTCTCCCGGATTTTTCGTTCTATGGCGCGCTGCTTCTGGGTTGCCTCGTAGCCGCTTAAGGCTTCGCCGTTATAGGTAACGCTATTCTCCCGCATCTCCCGAAGCTCCGCATCCGTATATGCTCTTTTGGAAATCCCTTCAAAGAAAGGATGAAAGCTATGATAGCAGTTCCAGCCCATAAGCCCTGCGCCCGTACCGTAGCTACAAACTGAAAAATCAGGATAAGTCTTGCTTTTCCCGCTTCGGCTGTATACCATACCCTGCCACTCGGCATGAGAAGGACGGGCGTTAAAATGCGCCGTGACCTCCACCAAATCGCACGCAAGCTCGTCGCATGCCATTTCCGAAAGTCTTCCTACGGTTTTGCCAAGCCCTGAAAGCACAGCACGCCTCGCAGCAACATCCACCCTGTCCCGGTGTCCCGTAGGGTACCGCACATATGCGCCGATTTTAGCCGCTGCTTCTACAGCATTCGCAATGGCTTCCCCATAAGAAAATGCACCGGAGGTAATCGCCTTGTACGCCATATCGCAGGCAAAAATGAACGTTCCTTTTACGTCAATTGCAGTCGTATTCGTAAGGTTTCGCATTGTCCCCTTCGTATTCTTATATCCATCCGCAAGCACGCGCAGAAGCTCGGGAGAGCTGCGCACGGATAACGGCTGTATCCCAAGCGCCGCATATATGCCGTCGCCGTAATCCAGCACCTCCACACCTGCATCCTCAAAAAGCTTCTTCAGTTCCTTTTCGCTTTTGCCGGTCGCCTCGGCTATTCGTTTTATCGCCTCGTCATATAAAAGCCCCGCCTCCTGCAGCTTCTCCATGCGCCACGCAGTCGTCCCGCTTACCGCAAAATTAGTGTGCAAAAGTCTGCCCACAATGTCACGAAGCAGGGTTTCCTGCAGGTTGGAATAGTAAACCTCAATTAGTGCCGCAGCCGCCTCCAGATATTCCGGCTTTATCATAGATCATCCTCATACAGTGCATCCTTTGCAAGAGCCGCTTTTGCCTTTTCCTCGTCCTCACCGAAATACCAACTGCGGAATTCATGTGGCTTCATTATCCCTGCCGAAACAAGCTGTAGCTTTTCCGAAAACTCGACTGCCCGATCACAAATCACGGAATCATCAAATTCGAAAGAAGCACTTACCTTCCCGGCAGGACAAAGCGCGTATAAATCACAAAGCGCGTCCATCGCCTCTGCAAGCCCTTCCAAGGCGTGCTGTAATGCCTTCTGCGTATCACATACAAGCGCGTATGTTCTCTGTCTCGATATCTTGATTTCCTCCGCTGTCTTTTCCACCGTGCCGTCAAGCTTGGAAATTGTTCCCCTTGCGAATCCGCAGGCATCCTCAATACGTACAAGAATTTCATTCAAACCGTTTCGAAGGGATTCATCCCGGAGCGTGGGCGAAAACACTTCATAAAGCCCGTTTCCGTCCCTTTGAACGTCCAGACCGCGGAAAAGCCGCTCTTTCCCCTTCGGCAGTCTGCCGTTCGGATGCTTCTTATCATATTGCAACGCGTCCACATCCGCGTCAATCGCAAGCTCACCGCCTTCGAACTCCCACAAAAAGCGGGAATATTGCCTGTCCGCATCCTCGATAAGAGAAATCGCATTTGCAAAGACCGAAACACCCATGGGAGAATCCGGGTCAATCTTGTTGGCAAACGGCATTTTAAAATACGAAAAAAGCGGCCGCTTCATCCCCTTTATTTCCGCATGCTCCTCGATTGTTTCCCACTCCGGAACCGCCGACAATGAAATCATCCGCCCGATGCTTCCCTCATGCTCCGAAACATATGCCATATTCTGGATATGGTATACTGTATCTTTATAATAATGCCATTCAATCCGTGTAAAAATCTTCCCGTCTCTTACAAGGCGGCTTATAAACGCACCGCCACATACTTCTCCGTCCGAATCGTAATCAGACGGCAAGAAGCTTTCTGCCCCTACGCAGTCCACCTCAATTTTTCCGTCCGTAACAAAGGGTTTAAATACAAGACCTCCCTTTGCACAGGCGTTTTCCACATGCGGACGAATTGCTGCAATCAACTTCTGATACACCGCATTCAAAAAATCCGCACGCTCACTTCCGGAAAGCTCCGTTTTCATTTCAAGTGTCACCATTCTGGCAAGCTCCCCCGAAAGCACAGCCGGAAGCTTCATGCTTCTGACTTCGGTACCATTCCCATCCGAAAGCCAAGGCGCCTTATCCTGATATAGAAGTGTCCAGGCTTCTATGGCGCTTTGCATTTTCTCCGAAAGCTGTATATTGAGTATTACATTTTCCTTTCGCTGCCAATTTGACAGCGTTTCCAGTATCCATCGAATAATATCCTTTAGCAAATCCTATTGCCCCCTTCGTCTCCATACCTCTTCCAGTGCATACCGCGCCGCGTCTATGGAGTGGTTATCGCGGTCCGGATAGCCACTGATAACCTCTCCCTCACGGTTGCGCTCATATTCATATTCCATAAATTCGGCAGCCGCCTCGGGGCAGCGTACCGGGTCAATAATAATTTCCGTCAGCGAGGAAAGCCACTTCATGGAATACTCCACGCTTCCGGGACCTTTTATCGCCCCGCGCATGAAATACCCTTTTTCTCGGAAGTCTGCCACGGACTTTTTCCCTTCGCCGCCGCTGTCTGCCGTGATTTTGTCCTCGCCCGTGATGCCATGTGCCTCAAAAAGTTCCGCAATCCTTGCATTGGAAAGCTTATTGCCGCTGATTTCGTCAAAGATGTATAGCCGCCGCTCTGCCGCGTGGTAATGCATGGCGTGATACCGAAACGGGTCCGGGTACCATCCCCAGTCTACGCCTCGGTATATGCGGTCAAATCCCGCCATTTCTTCATCGGTAATCTCACGCAGGGTCACGTTATCAAACACAGCCCCGCCCGTACCGTTCGCCTCGCCCATGTATTCATGCTCGTAGGCTTTCGGGCTTGTGCTCTTTAAAAATTCCGCATCGTCTATAAACTTTTGCCCCAGCCACTCCTTTGGTACGTCCAGATATGTGCTGTGATGGTCGAGCCTTCCGGGCTTCGGTATCTTCGCGTACTTGTTCGCCCAGTTTGCCGCAGTCTGCGGCGGGTTAAAGGTCTTGAATACAAACGACATATCACCGCCACGGATGACAGACTGCTCGATGTTTCGGACCTCTTTATCTCCCGAAAACTGGTCAAGCTCCTCAAACCATAAAATGCCGATATATCCGAAGGGCGGCTTTATGGATTTCAGCTTGCCCGGATCGTCCGCACCACGGAAATATATCTTCTGCCCCGTGGGCTTGTATATGATTTCCATAGGGCTTACCCGGCAGGTAAAGTCGTTGTCAAGTCCCAGCACGCCAATTGCCCATACCAGCTGCGCATACACACTGTCCCGTAGCGTGTCCTTAACCTTTCGGCAAACAGCCGCATGCATGTCCGAATTTCGAATAAGCAACTCCAAAAGTGCAAGTGCTGCAAACGATGATTTTGTGCTACCGCGCCCGCCCTTTAAAAGGTATTCGCTGTGCCCATGCTCCCGTATGTCCCGGTAGACCGATAGAAACGGCGCTGCCAAAGCCGTAGCCGGTAGGGAAAAAGCTTCTCTTTCTCCTTTTGTCACATCCTCGTCACCAATCAGCTCACGCACCTCCCGAAAGGCGAACACATCCCCCTTCTCGGCCTTCTGTACAACAGCAAGCACCATAGATGCTTCACGGTTTATGTCCTCTTCATTAAGTCCGAGACTCAGTAGCTTACTTTTTCTCCTCGCATCAGGCTGTGAAGACAGCATCATGTCCAAATACTCCCGAAGCGCCTTTTTCTTTCTTCTCGCCTCACCGGAATTTATTCCGCCCTTTTGACCGTTTCTCACGGCTTCCTCACGGCTTTGTTCGCTTGTAAAGGATTTTAAATTCTTTTCATTCGCCAAATTATTTCCCTCATTTTTTACCGGCGCCGCCCCTCCCTCGCATCTCTGCCCGGTATTTGCCCCAAATGCAGAGGACACACCAGTATGGTGTGTCCTCTTGCAAATTCCCACGATATCATTATATCACATCTAAATGGGAAAATTTTATCGTTTTTTTATCATTTTGTTTAAGCCGTTCTTATGCTGATTTAAACTATACAGTATTTTTTCTTTAATTCATTAAACCAACTAAAAGAAATATAGCTATCTTTTTGTAACCTCCCGACAACAATTCCGGGCGCCACTCCAATTGTTTCTGCGAATTGTAAAACCGATGCTTTTGTAAAATCTCTCTTCTGAACGAAAGACTCAAGCTCCTGAATAGGTATCAACGTATTGGCAGCGAACGCATCCGCAGCTCTTTCGTCTTCCTCTGATGTACCTTCTGGCTTTGTTGCATGTCCCTCAATAACATGAAACAATTCATGAAAGAGACTAAACCAAAACCTGTCGGCATCACGTCCACGCACTGTAAGTCCAACAACATACTTTTTCCCGTCCAAAAAAGTAGCACCATGCAAAAAGGAACCACCCAGGTGCGGCAAGAACACCAGAGCAACGCCACAATCTGCCATTATCTCTCTGAGTTTATCACTAAAAATTTCCGGTTCCATATTGGTCATGCTCCTAATTTGAGGAATTCTCTTAATTAGTTTTGAAATGTTAATCGGCTTTGTTGGTACATCCCGTGCAATTAATTTGGCCCTCTGTGCCCATGCAATCAAAGCATAGTCTGCAGCTTCTTTTTGTGAAAACCTCCTGCAAGCCACGCCGGGAATAAGATTGCCTTTCAATAAGCATAACCTCGAAACTTCAAAATATTTACGTAGATTCTTGGCACGTTCTTCCGGCTTTGTTGTCTCAGGCACCCAGCCATTATCTGCCATTTTTTTGTAGGGATATAACTTTGTTGTCTCTATGTCTTCTGCTAATGCATTTTCTTCATTTGCTTTCGCTTCCATCTCCCGGTAAATAGCTTCCAGATTGTTCCAAAATCTGGACGGAACTCCTAGAACCATCTCCAGTCTCTCCGCCACCTCTGGGGTGAGATGTACTTCGCCGTTCAAAAGCTTACTGATATGCTTTTCTGAAAGGTCCATCCGGCACGCAAATTCCTTCTGTGTCATCCCCCGTTCTTCCAGTTGTTCCTTAATCGTCTCGCCGGGCGGTACAGCTATAAATGTTCTGCTCTTTATCATTTTCTCATCTCCTCCCCTTTGGCGCTAATGATAATCCTCTATTTTCTCAATCATTGCTATTTGTATATGCGGCTTGCCTTCCTCTGTTTCCTTGCTGAACACCAACCGATAATTGGCAGTAAGATGCACCGCATACTTCCCCTTCCTATTTCCCGTTAAAGCATGACACTTCCCAATTCGATATTGTATTAGTTCTTCTATCGTGCCCATTGCCATAATTTCGGGAATTCTTTTGTGTATTGCTTTCGCTATGTCTGCGCCATACTTTCTTTCTGCTTTGTAGGCATTTGTACACACTTCTTCAATGGCACGGTTTTTGTATTTAATTTGCAATTTGCTACCTCGCATTATAAGTTTACCTTTGAAGTATTATCATTATACCACACCGCACGGACTTTTGTCAACATTTATTTACCTGTAAGGTAAATTTTTCATCTTTTTTCACAGTTCCGTCACCCCGTACATCGCAAGGGTAAATGTCCGCAGCGCCTCGTCCCTTCTGCGGTAGGCCCCTGCCTGCTCGACATGAAACTCTTCCATCACGCGCCGGTACCCACCCCCGCCCATAAAGAACATCCGCAGCACCTTCTGCTGCTCATCAGAAAGAGCAGATAGACCTCTTTCAATCATTTCCACCATATGTACGGTCGCCCGTCTTGCATCCTCCAGTCGTGTCTTCTCCACAATGGCAGTCAGAAGCGTATCCTCGTAGGAGGACGTCCCGCCATGCGCGGGTGCTTCCTCCTTCAGACTGCTTCGTATGCTTGTCAATCTGTCTTCCAGATGCCGAATCTTCTCGCTCAAGTTTTTAATTGCTTCCTTCTGCACCCGATAGTCACGAAGGTCATATTCGGCACACTTTTTCCAGCTTATCATCTTACACTCCCTCCCGCCATGCACATTTTTTCCGTATACGCCGCAAATTCAGCCTCAGCCACAGCCTCCCGCCATAGCTGCAGCTGCAATCTTGGTGTAAGCGTTTCATACTTTCTGCATTTCACTTCAAAAATCCGCCATGCCGCATCGTTCATAGTCCCAGCCTCCCCTTAAAATCTTCATACTCGCGGCGTATAATCTCCCGCCGTCTGTTCCCGCCATTGGATTCCACCGGAAAACACCGCTCCATCCTGTATAAGCGCGTCCGCTATCCGCTCTGCTATACCCTCCGCCGCGTCGTCCCAAGCTTCGCTACGAATCAGTTTCCTGTTCGGAAACTTCAATTTGCTTCGCTTGTCCTCCTTCTCCCCAGAAGCGCAAGCACTTCCGGGGTCCCCTTTATGCGGAAGTAAGCCGCTAAGGGATTTTTTTATAGTCCCTATGAATCGTTCACGTTCAGTCAATATGTATCACTCCTAAATCGCTATATTTATATTCGCCTCGTCTTTCAGCACCCGTTCCAAATCCTGCAGCTTCACATATCCCTGGCTTATGGAATCGGCAAGGTACTCTATGCCTTCATAAACACGTTTCAGACGTTTTACGCCATACCCTTCATTGTCGCGCATCACAGATAAGAATATAACTGTTGCATACCGTATGGCATCGTTGGCCGCTTCCTTTTTTATTTTCCGTATGTCGGATTCCCGCAATTGTCTTGCCGGATTTCTTTTCTTCACGTCGCCACTCCTTCCACCTTCGCCAAATCCACATGCCGTATGCTGTTCACATCCATATCATGCAGCACGGCAACATGTATCGGCTCTCCCGTCACCTCATCGAATGCGAGCATGTATGCATGCGGATAGAGCTTTAAGCCCTTGTATAACACACAAAGCTCATCCGGCACATTCTGCTTGATACCGCCCACACCCTGCGGCAGAACGGAAACCTTTTGGCAACGGGAAATATACTCTTTTTTATCCATGTTCGTTCTCCTTCCGGCAAACATCTCTCTATAGTGGTAAGTCTGCCATTATCTCATTCAACATTTCATCCTCTGACTTTTTGAAACAGCCGTATTCTTTATCTTGATTGACATTTGCCAAAATACGCTTTGACTTTTCGCTGTAGTACAGGCTGATAGCGTTTTCCCCTATTAGGTATTTGCCGTTCATCCTGTTTTTTGTAACCATAAGCCGGCTGTCGCAGCTTTCCTCCACCTTTGCCCTCTGATAATTCCAAACAAAACTCACTGCATTCGTTATATCCGCAGAGCCGGAAACCGTGTCATTATCAAATTCCGCATTTGTTTTCTTTGGATGTGCCACTAAAACGACAGCAACGTCATACTGTTGCGCCAGTTTCTCCAGTTGCTTAACAAAAACAGACTGTTGCCGGTAAAGGTCCGTGCTTGCATCGCACTCCATGGCCGTCATTAGGTTATCTATGCAGACAAGCTTAATATCGTATCGGCATATACTGTCGGTTATGACCCGCAAAAGTCCCTCGTATTCATCATCGGACACGGCAGAGTTGTCAAAAATGTACGCCTTATCAGAATACCAACGGTTGATTTTCTCCGTAGTTTCCGCCGATAAAAAATATTCGTTGTCACCGAATTCATTCATCGTACTTTCGATGTGTGCTTTCCCTGCAAGCTGTAAGTCCAGCCAGTTCTTGAAATGATAATTCGGCAGTTCTCCCGAATAAATAAACACCGCATTCCCTTGGTCAATCGCTTCCGCCACAAGCTGCGACATGAATGTGGACTTCCCTTCTCCGCGTTTGCCACTAAGCAGTGTAACGTGTCCCAGAAGAAGTCCGCCGCAGATTCTGTCCAGTTGCCGTATGCCTGTTTTTATCTTTGGCAAATCCTTTAAATTCACTGATTTAACCTTCGCCAAAGGCACAACGTGCTTTACATCCCGCAGCTGTGCATTTTCAATCGCCTTTATAATGGCGTCCTTGCCGTATTTTCGCAAAATGTCGTTTGCATCCTTCTCACACAGATAATCTTCAGGTCGAACACACTTGACCTTCATGTGCAGCCGCTTTTCAAGGGTTTCAATCAGTGTGATTTTTCCGTTTTCATGATCGCCGAAAACCACAACTTCTTCAAATCGGTTTATCCAGTCCCAACAGTTTGCAAGCCAAGTAAAGCCCACCGCGCCGGTTGGAACGCTCACAGCATTTTTAATATCGCAAGCAGCCACTGAAAGACTGTCAAGCTGTCCCTCCGTAATTACCAACCGTTCGAAGTCCTCACACTGCGCCATCCCGAATAAAATCGGCATGGTGTCCTTTTCACACCATTCCTTATTTTTGTCCCTGCTCTTGTCAAAGTCCATCTTCCGGTACTTCACGAATTGTAGCGTGTTCTGCTCGTCATAAAACGGGAAGACCAGAATGTTGTCATTGTTTTTCTGCGTGGTTATTTTGTATCGCCTTGCTATCAGCTCCGGTATACCTCTTTTTTCCAGATATGTAATTGCCGCAGGCTTCGTCTCAATCTTCGGTTGCGGAAGCTTCCTGTACTTTCGTTCCTGCCCGTCATCCAGTTTAAAACCAAAATCCCGCGCCAGTTCTACAAAATGACCATGATAATCGCAGGAGGCTCGAAAGCATTTGAATACGCCGTCCCCAAGATTTATCGAAAAGGTATTTTTGTCTGCGCCGCCGCCCTTGCATCTCGGACAATATTTAAAAAATAATTCGTCGCCTTTTTGCTTCGTTTCGGCTCCAACAAAATTCGCAAAATCAAAAACATCCTGCACCTTATATTCGTACATCGTCGTCACTTCCTCCTTTCTCATCGCATTCCTACGCGGAAGGCTCAAGTTTAATCCGTCGCTCCTCCTCTTCCCCAAAAACGCAAGTCATTTCCGGGGTCCCCATAGTTGCCACCTTAAAATGATGCCCCCGACTTGCTGAGCCCGAAATCTATAATCGGCAGCCCTGCGGAATTTAATTCCCTGCCCTGCTCGTCATACTGCTTCTCGCTCTCGCCCGGAAGGGCATCTATATTCTTTTCATTCTTTATATATTCTTTATTATGTTCTTTAATTGTTGTTGATTTGAATGTTGATTGATTGTTAAGTGAATGTTGATTGATTGTTAATTTGCGTGTTGTTTTGCCTTGGTATATATCGTAATTTACTATTGAAATTACTTGGAATTTGGAATATCTAGTGCATGTTATTTCGCCTGTTGTTTTTAGGTGTTCTACTGCCGTTCTAACCTGTTGAATTGTTAATTTTAGCGTGTTAGCTATTTTCCCAAAAGATGTCGCTATCTCTCCGCGCCGAATCACAATTCCCTCGAAGTCGTGGTTTTCAATGTTGGCATTCAGCAGTAAATGCACAAAGACTCTGAAGGTGTTGGCATTTGTATACCACCGCCATTTTTGTATGTTTCGGTCAAGTTTTATAAAAGTACTTTTTGTTGCCATGCTTTTTCCCTCTCAACATCCCAAAATTTCCAGAATTCGTTCCCCCGTCTCTTCTTTCGGGCAAAACTGCCACACTACGCCGTATCTTTCGCCCATCGTTTCCATGGCTCTTTGCAGCTGCGCCGAAGGGACGGGAGGCTTCGGGGAAAGCTTTATGTGTAAAAGCTTCCCCATTGCCTGTGCTGCCTTGACAGTTTCCCACTTTCGAAGCCGTGGGTTGTCCCAAGTATGTACTTCGCTGACATCACGGATCCGTGCATCAGCTATCAGAATCACAAGCCGGATCCCTGCTTCCTTTGCACGCACGCACTCTGCTTTAAATCTCGCATTGTGCAAAATAATGTTCCCGTATGCTTCCTGTAAGTCTTTTTTCGTGTCAACACAAATATCTTGCTTGTCAAGGCGCGTGTAATCTCCCACATAAAGCTTGGAACGGACAACCTTGATATTTTCCGAAGCGAAGTACTTTAAAACATGGTCATGTTTTTTCGTTTGTTCCCTGGTATCTTGCTGAATTGTCAACAAATGCGTTCCTCCTTAAAACGGAAGGTCATCGTCCGTCTCATCCACTACCGCCGGCACAGTACCGGAAGTCTCTGCTTTCAGCTTCTTGAGCGGCGGCACTTTAAAATCTCCCTTGCGGATTTCATCCACAGTCTTTATAGCCTTTACTTCAAGACGGGTCTTGATGCCGCCGTCATTTGCGATGTATTCCTCTTCACCGAGAACAACACCGATTTTCTTGCCGACAAGTCCATGCTCGTTCCAGTCCCATGCGTAGCCTTCGTTGCTTTCCTCTACGCAGTTCGTAAAATGCTTGAACATGCCGAGCGCCTTTTCCTTGTAGGAACGCACAAACCTGCCGCTCCAGTAGCCGAATTTCTTATAGGTATCAGCATAATATCCTTTGAGTTCACCCTCTAAAAAGTCAAATTCAATTTTCAGATAATCGCCTTTCCCCGTTTCCTCGCGGAAGGGAAAATCCTCCGCACGCACGATTTCGCAAACATAGCCGCCCGGCGCTGGTCTTGCAAAATCTCCGCTTGTAGCCTGTACAGTGTCATAATTGTTGATTGGTTTCATGTTTTAATTCTCCTCTTCTTTTATTTCTAAAGGGCAACGTGCGCCCACATAGTTATGCGGAAATGCCACAGGTTGTTTGTTCAGCTGACAAATCCTTTCGTTACTGGATAGGTACGGACAATGCTTGCACGCAATTTCTGCCCTGTCCCTAAAGTCTATCGGGAAGTGCACCTGTATGGTACACTCTCCCGTAACGTAGCCTTTAACGCCATTCTCAAACCTGCTCATCTTCTTCTGCCTTTCCGATTTCCCAGTATAAACGGATTGCCGTGTCTACTGCTTTCAGGTCGTTATCGATAAGGGGACTGTCGAAAAGCCCCATGGGGGACTTCACCGTGTCCTGACCGCTGTTTTGCGTAGCGAACATGTACCGTCCGTCCTGCACCACCGTTTTTAGAACGATGGTAAACTTTCCTTCCAAGGTCACGTAATTGTCCAGCATCTTACCGATAGTCTTGAAATGCTCCCTGCCGTCGTCCGCCTGATCGCTGTGCCCCATAAAGTACACAATTACATCATCAGGAAGCGTTGCCGCAAAATCAATAAGTCCGTTGAAACTGCAAGCAATGTCGGTGTACTTCTGATAGCCAGTCTGTTTCGCCGTCCGCATAAATTCATTGACCATCAGATATGTCGCATCATCTATCACAATACTTTTGCGGTCTGTTTTGGAAAGTGCGTTACGAATCTTTGTGTAATCGTCCGTGTTATAGGTTTTTAGCTTCGTTCTGAACGGCATCGGCTTTCCGGAAACATTGACCACTGCCACCTCCTCCGGCAGAAAATTCCGAAGGCTTGTACTTTTTCCTGTTCCACTTTGCCCGTAAATCATACATAAAACACTCATATTATCCTCCTTAAATTCTCGCCCGACTAAAATAGTAGCCGAACAAATTAAATACTTCCTTTGCGCTCATTTCGTCCACACACTCCGGGCAGATAATCTCGCCGTCAAAGTCCAGATACCGCTCACCTTCGAAGATTTCCCCGCCGCAGCGATGACATTCCGCTGCCACTCTTGGACGCCGCTCAATGCCGGCACCGGTTCTGTGTATGATAATCTCAACGTCTGATAAAATATCCATAGTTTTCTCCTTCCTCGTCGTCACGTGCTTCACCGGAATCGTTTTCCTATTCGGAAAACTTAACCATGTTACGCCGCTCCTCCTCTCCCCTTAAAATGCATCCGCATTTTCGGGGACCCCGTAGGGACAAAAAACATGCGCCCGTTCTTGACATTACTTTAAATTTCTGCTATACTAAAGATGTCATAAAATTGTTTTTGCCTTCGGGCACGCCCCGCATTTGTTGCTGCAAATGTGGGGTTTCTCTTTTCAATGTGTTTCATTTTTCACCCCAAACTTTCAATTTTTGCGTCAAAAATTATAAGTATACTTCGAACTTTTGAACAAATTATTCAAAGTATGAAACGATTTCAAAAGTTTTTAAACTCTATTATCTGTACTTGCTTATACCATCCAATTCATTTCCTGTGATTTGTTCCGGTAGAAAATTGTAAAGCTTGTGGAATTTAACCTTATCCCATGCCGTATCTTCTCTGTACCAAACTTCAACAATCCTGCATTCGTGCTTTTTGGCGAATTCCGATACTTTTTCCTCGTTTTTCGATTCATCGTCCGAAAGCGAGAAAACCAATTCCTCTTTTGTGTAATACCCCAGCTTTGTTCGTGCCATCCCAAATGCAAAGGCCATTTTTACACTCTTCGTCTCTTTCATGTTCTTTAATCCTCCGTTTTAATTTTCAATTAGTACCGGCACTTTTAGCCTATCATAAGGCTGCAGGTCCGCCGTTTCCATATTATTTATGCTTCTTACCTCCGCAATCCATTTGTCTGCCCTGCCGTACCCCACATCCTCCCAGATGCTCCAAAGACAATCGCCTTCCTGCACCACTACTTCCATGGTGGTATACTCCGTGCATGAAGCCCGCACGAAGGACGTTATCATGGTTATTGCAAGAATTACAACAGCCACACAAATAATACGCTTGTCCTGCTTGTTCATAGCTTTACTCCTTTTCATCGTATTGACCTCTTACGGCTTTAGAAAGCATTTCACACATACTTTCAAGTGTTTCCACCTTCCGCCATAGCGGCAACATTGCAATAAATGAAGCCGCAATACTGACCAGTATTACCAAAACCAAAAGTATTGCCATCACAACATCCTCCTTTCTACATCTTGGTTGAATCGCCAAAAAGCTTCTTAAACTTCTTGTATCGCGCTTCCATGTCCTCCACGTCAAGCCCCCAAACCTCATAGGCCAGCTTTGTGTTGACGGCATGGCGTGTACAGCAGAAGTATTTGCCCTCCCGCATCTTCTCAAATACCGGCCGTTTCAAGTTGGTAATGGTTCCCGAGGAAACATTTCCAAAAAGCAGCCGGATGTCCTGACTCGTCAGCTCCGGCGTACTGTAATATAACCGCAGCGCCGTCTCAATGTCCTGTACTTTAAATAACCTTTGTTTCATGGTTTTCTTCCCCTTTCATTCCAATTCAATGTAAACCAAACGAGCGCATGACTTGTTTTTCTTTTTTCTTACAGGACAGCCGGGCGTTTTATTGTGCGCCAAATACTTTTTGAGAACACGCACAGCTTCCGCCACATCTTCTTCCTGCTCGTACCATTCCGGGTGCTGTAATCTGCTTTCCAAGCATTTAAGCTGCCATTCGTAATCTGACATTAGACGAAATTTCATATTTTCACCTCTTTTTTATTTCTCGCCATATTGCAATAAGAAGCATGCCGTAAATAACCACTTCCGATATATGCAATACAATTTCTAAATCCTTCACGCTTTAAACCTCCTTTTCCCTACGAATCCAGCAAATCATCAATCGTAAGCCCTAAAAACTCCGCTATCTTACGCAGTACGCGCAAGGACGGGTCTTTTCTGCCGTGCATACATTCGCTGAGATACGCTTCCGAACAGCCCGCATAAGCCGCCAGCTCCTTCTGCTGCACATCCCTGTCAATTAAAATATGTCTCAGTTTTTTCATACCTTTCCTCCTTTCCAATTAAATATATCTTGACAATACAAAGGAAAAATGTTATCCTATAAGGGAGGAAAGGGGCATTGCCCCTCGCCTCACTCATTCAATCTGTTAATCAGTTCGATTAGCGCATTGATGAGGTTTAGGAGTGCGGTAATCAGGAGTGCTTTGGTGGTGATTTCCTGATTGCCGTTTTTCTTTTTCCTTTTCATTGCTTTTTACTCCTTTCTGTGATATAATTAAGCTAATCTCTTAACTTGATTATATTTTATCACCATATTTGGCGATTGTCAATATGTTTTTCGCCATTTTTGGAGATTTGTGAAAGGTGTACAAAAGTATGGTTAATAACTTGTATAATTCGCCAAATGTAGCGAACATTATTAAGTCCTACGCAAAAACAAAAGCTATTCCCTTAAAATCCATTCTCGAAGATTGCGGATTAGGTTCTAATACCTTTTCGCACATGCTGCATGGTCGTTCACTGGCTTTTGATAGCCTCGCTAAAATCGCCGACTACCTCGATTGTTCCGTTGACTACTTACTAGGAAGAACTGATAATCCCAAAATCAATCGTTAAACAGAGCCGTAACAAATGCTATTTTCAAGCTTGTCGTTTGTTGCGGCTTTTTCTATGTCCTGCACCTTGAACAGTCTTTGTTTCATGTTTGTTCTCCTTTCAACTTTTTCTTTAAAAGGTCTTAATTACATTGAGTGGAGAAAAACTCGCTCCAGAGAGCTTTGGTTGAAAAACGCATGGATTCCCATCATTGTATCTTTCGTCACAACCTTAATAACCAATTACATACTGCCGCTGCTACCGCAGATACTACAATGGATATCCAGTTTTCTCTCCAAAATTTCGTCATAAACTCACCCCTTCGTTTTGTTTCTGTTTCGACATTTTACAAATTTAAAACAGTTTCATTGCAGACCAACCCAATGTTTGATATAATAAATGCATCATACAGAGAAAGGAGGTCGGGCAATGTCCAAAAATTACGATTTGAGCAAAAAGTCAGATATGCGGAACTTCCAGAAAGACCTTGAGCAAACCGTCTTAAATCGCGCTAAAAGCTCTTTATCCAGTAAAAAAATTAACATAAAATGTCCAAAATGTCATAACGCGATAACCGCATCCGCGGGCTCTAATATCTGTCCTTTTTGTAAAAATGAAATCAATTTGAAATTAGACATCCACTTCTAACTTCAAATCGGAAATGCAAGATTTTACTTCCTCTGCCAAGGATTTAACTTCTTGCATTTTTTCGTTAAGCTGCTCAATAGCTGCGAAAACCTCTTCCTTGCCCGTAAGCTTAACCGCAACAGTTATACTGCGACTCTTTTCCATCATCCTCACCCCACTCTTTCACTTTTTACGCCTTACAGCTTTTTCTCTTCCTCAATAATCTGCGTAATCGGAACGCCGAATACCTCGGAAAGTTTCTGCATGGTCGACAGGCTCATATCTGTCTGCTTCACCGCAAGCTCAATGTCACTGTAATAGCTCTGCCCGATTCCCATTCTTTCTGCCGCCATCTGCTGCGTCAGCCCCTTTTCTTCCCGGAGCTTCTTTAAATACTCTCTCACTTTCTCAACTCCTTCCATATCGCCACTAAAAGCGTACCGTATATGATAACTTCCACGGCGTGTAATACAATTTCTAAAATCCTCATTTTGACAGCTCCTTTTCGCATCATTTTCTCATCTTGTGTTTATCTCTTGACATACACTACAAAATATGGTATACTTAAATTGTAATTGCAATTACATACAGTACATATATCAAGGAGGTGATACGTTGGCAAATACCAAACAGACCAGCGCTAAGGTTGCTAAAACTGCATCTAAGATTTTGACCGATAATAGATACGGTAAAGCAAGCAAGAGCGTTGCGGGAAGTGCATTAGCACAGACCAAAAAAACTAAATAACTCTACCGGATGAGCGAAGCGAGACGTCGTTTCGCTCTTTCACTTTTTTAAAGTCTATTTCGCACTTTTCTAAAATGAGCAAAAACTCATCAGCAGAAAGCTTTCTCTCTCCGCAAAATACGCGCCGCAATAACTCATATTTTATTCCGGTAAGCTTCGCCGCCTTATATACAGTGATTCCTTTTTCTTCAAACTCCTTTTTTAATTTGTTTATCACTGAAATCGTAGTCACCCCCCAAATATATCTTGACAACGCCAAGAAAAAGTGTTATCCTATATGCAAGGGGATTTCTCCCCTTGCTTCACTCATTCAATCGGTTAATCAATTCGATTACTGCGCGAATGAGGTTTAAGAGTGCGGTAATCAAGAGAGCTTTGGACGAGATATCTTGATTGCCGTTTTTCTTTTTCCTCGACATTGTCTTTCTCCTTTCTATCGCGTTATGCGTTTATTATACCATCTCATTTCGCGTTTGTCAACGCTTTTTGCGATTTTTTTAAAATTTTTTTATTTTCTATTGCTTTTGTATCGCTAAATGCGTTATAATGCAAGTGAGGTGACAAAGATGTTTAGAATCAGATTGAAAGAATTGCGTGAAAAAGCGGGGCTATCGCAAGAAGCTTTTGCAAAAGCCTTTGGTGTTGCACAGTCAACCGTAGGCGGTTGGGAAAGCGGTGCCAGGGTTCCCCGACTTCCGATGATCGAAAAAATTGCAGAGTTCTTCAATGTCCCTACAAGTTATTTTGTAGGTGGTTCTGACGAAACCGCCCCCTCTTTTCCCGACTACGCCCCCGGCATCACCGAAGACTATGTCACCTTCCCTGTCATCGGCGAAGTGGCAGCAGGCTATGACCATATCGTGGCTGAGGATTGGGAGGGAGAAAAAATAGACGTCCCCACCTCGTATCTGAAGGGACGTCCGAAAGAAGATTATTTTGTTTTAAAGGTAAAAGGCGACAGCATGTATCCCGTTTTTCATGACGGAGACAGTGTTCTTGTTCTGAAACAGGAAACCTTAAATTATAGTGGACAGGTCGGCGTAATCCTCTACGGCGACGATAACGCCACGTTAAAAAAAGTAGAATATAAAATGGGCGAGGATTGGATGAATCTCATTCCCGTAAACCCCACCTTCCCGCCTATCCGCATCGAAGGCGAAGACCTCACCCATTGCCGCGTCCTCGGTATTCCTCGGCTTCTGATTCGGGAGATGCGGGAATAAAAAGAGGCACACGCAGGCACAAAAGTGCACAAAATGAATTAAATTGGTAAAAAGTATTGACAAATGCAAGCGTTAAATATATAATAAAAATAGAAAAAGGCAAAACCCGTAGCGGTTATGCCAAAGAGTATTATTTAAAAATAACGCTTCATTTGACGGTGGGCGTTATTTTTTTATGGTCAATGCTAACAGCAACAGAATTATCATAAAAGAAATTATGTAATCTTTGTCCATAAGCGTTCACCTCCTTTCTTGGAGATGAAGCATAACCGCCCAGCTTACGCTTATAAGGTCTTGCCTTCTCAAACAGTATACACGATTATAAAAAGAAATGCAAGGCAAAATTGAAAAAATACAAAAGAAAGGAAGCTTGCCATGCCCATCACGAAAATCGACGGTAAAAAGAAAAACGGCAAACAGGGCTACCGTGTGCGGGTAAACTTCACGGATGCTTTCGGACGCGCGCGACAGGTTGAGCGCACCGTATACGGTATCGAAGAAGCCAAAGAAACGGAATGGCAGCTAAGCCTTTCTTGCAAGGAGGCAATTCCCTCCGCCATCACATTGGAGGATTTGTCCTTCCGCTACTTCGCCGCACAAAAGCACGAAGTCCGTGAAAGCACGCTTTCGAAAAACCGTTGCATTTTCGAAACGCATATCCTGCCCCTTTTGGGCGGAAATCGTATTGATAAATTGAATGTTAAAGTTTTGGAGGACTGGAAAACTGCCATCAACGAAAAAGGGCTGTCCTTCTCCATGCGTAAAAATATATACTCTGTCCTTCGCGCTATGTTAAACTACGCCGTCCGCATTGACCTTCTCCCGAAGAACCCCTTGCATCGGGTCGGCAACTTCAAGGATGCCTATGAGAAAAAGGAAACTTTGCAATACTACACCGTAGAGCAGTTCCAAATGTTTATAGCTGCAGCATATGATGATGTGCAGGAAACAGGCGATATGCGCTATTATACATTCTTCTCTACGCTCTTTTATACCGGCGCACGAAAAGGCGAAGCCAACGCCTTAGACTGGACAGACCTTGACGGGGACCTTCTGCATATCGGGAAAAACATCGTACAAAAACTGGAAGGGGATGACCGCATCACCCCGCCTAAAAACAAATCATCTGACCGCACCCTGCAGGTGCCGCTTCCACTACTTGCCGTATTTGAAGAACAAAGAAAATGGCAAAAGAAAAACGGCGTGTATTCCAAGCACGCAAAAATTTGCGGCGGTCTGCACGCCCTTCGCGATACAAGTATTGAAAAGAAGAATAAACAATACGCCGAGAAGGCGGGACTTCCTAAAATCCGCATTCACGATTTCCGCCATTCGCATGCTTCCCTTCTTGCAAACGAGGGAATCAATATTCAGGAAATCGCACGTCGCCTCGGCCACTCTAAAATCGAAATGACATGGAATACATATTCACATTTGTACCCAAGAGAAGAGGAAAGAGCTGTAAAGCTCTTAAACCAAATTCCTCTTCCTAAAAAAGGAGAATAGATATGGAAAACAATATGTTTTCGGGGATTTTTCGGGGATTAAAAATAAAAAACCGCGAAAAATCGCAGTTTTTTACCTGTTTGGTGGAAGCGGCGGGAGTTGAACCCGCGTCCGAAAACATATTCACAAGAGCCTCTCCGAGCGCAGTTTATGGTCAAAATTCCCGCCTTTGTAAGTCCACAAACAACCTTACAAATTTGGTAGCTTCATTATGCATGCTTGCGGCAAAGCTTACGCAAGTCACGTTCACTGCTAGGTCACGCCCTGTCCCGTGCCGCAGTCCTCACGGGCAAGACGGCAGCTTTAATTAAGCTGCAAAAGCTAACTTATTATTGTCGCTTAATATTTAAGTTTGGGCTTTTAAAGAGGCGCCCGCCTCTGCTCGCTGCTCCGGCTTCAACATCCCCGTCGAAACCGTTACGCCCCCATATAAGACTGCGATATTTTCGCAGTCTATATTATATGCTGTTTCTTTTTCTTTTATGCCTTGGTATCCGGCGATACCATTTCTTTAAGGCTTGCGGCAAGTCCCGCTACCCCTTGTATTTCAGAAGGGATAATAAGCTTTGTGGCTTTGCCGTCTGCTACCTTTTCCAGGGCTTCCAGACTCTTAATCGTCAAAAACGCCTGCCCGGGATTGGCTTCATTTATCATGCGGATACCTTCCGCCATAGCTTTCTGTACCTTAATTATTGCTTCCGCTTCACCCTCCGCCTGTCGAATTGCGGCTTCCCGCTCTGCCTCGGCGCGGAGAATTGCGGATTCCTTTTCACCCTCTGCCACCAAAACGGCAGACTTCTTCTCGCCCTCCGCACGCAGAATTGCTTCGCGGCGTTCACGTTCGGCTTTCATCTGTTTTTCCATGGCATCCTGAATTTCGCGTGGGGGAATAATGTTCTTTAACTCCACGCGGTTAATTTTAATACCCCACGGATCTGTAGCTTCGTCCAAAATAGCGCGCATCTTGGTGTTTACCGTGTCACGGGAGGTCAAAGTTTCATCCAGTTCTAAATCGCCGATGATATTACGAAGCGTCGTTGCCGTCAGGTTCTCAATCGCCATCATCGGGCGCTCGACACCATACGTGTAAAGCTTAGGGTCAGTAATCTGGAAATAGACTACCGTATCAATGTGCATAGTTACATTATCTTTCGTAATCACTGCCTGCGGCTCAAAATCTACAACCTGTTCCTTAAGATTTACCTTGCGTGCAATTTTATCAATGAAAGGTACCTTAAAATGGAAGCCCACGCTCCATGTCCCTTTATATGCGCCTAATCGCTCAATTACAAAAGCATATGCCTGCGGTACGATTTTAATGTTACCAATAACAATTAAAAATGCAACAAGTAAAAGAATTGCAATAATCATGCTAAAATCTCCTTCCGACTTACCACGGCTTTCACACCGGCAATCGCTTCCACAACAACCTTTTCTCCTACGGGAATTTTCACGCCATGCGCCTCCTTGGCAGACCATACAGCCCCCATAACGCGAATTTGTCCCGTGCCACTGACTTCGTCAATTGCCTCAATCACAATGCCTTCTGCACCAATAATACGGTCAGCATTTGTGGCAGTTTTGCCTACCTCCACTTTTCTACGGGCAAGCGGGAGCAAAAAAGCAAGAAGTACGCCGGAAACAAAAAAGAAAACTGCAAGCTGCAGAGGGAAAATCACGCCGCATGCCGCGCATATCAGCGCTGCCAGCGCACCTGCTGCAAACCAGATGCTCACAAGCCCCATTGTCATTGCTTCCAATACTAGCATGCTAATCATCAGTACTGCCCAGATGCCAATCATCGCTTCCTGCATACACATCACCTCACAGCGTTAGTATAGCATATTCTGCCCCACTTGTCAAGAGGAAGTCCCCTCGCTGTTCTTTTTTTCCGCTTTTCTCCGTATGATTTATGCACAGAAAACCGCAGCTTTATCGCACGAAGCAAAGCACACATCCATCTTGTTGGAGTTTTTTGCATAAAACACTTGACACTGCGTAAAATTTGGTGTATACTCTGTTTGTTGCTAAAAAGCAACAAGAAAGGAGGTCATATGCCAAACATACCAAATTGCATATTTTGCAACGAGGAGAACTGTCTCGCCACTCTCGGACAATACTGCCTCTGCGCAACCTGTCGGTTGGAAATCCTGCAGGATGCGATGGAATTTGCCAAACGGAATACCGTAAGGGGAACTGTGTATCATGCAGCGTTTGCCGATATACTTACTCGGCTTACGGAAAAAGCAGAAAATGAAATTTAAGGAGGCACGAGATGCGTCAGAATGATGTAAATGAAAAGAAAGTAACGTTTAAGAATGAATTACAGGAAATGATAAACCGAGGCATCTCGCATGCCATGCAGGCCGGCGCGGAACGGGCCCGCCAAATCGGGTCACGTGCCTGTCGCGAAAGAGTGGAACGCCTTTTGTATGCAAGAAGCGGTCTGGAAATTTTGATATCTTCCCTGGAAGAGGAGCTTGCCGTCCTTTGCGACGATGCACCGCCCTCTTCTATGGCATATGAAAAAACAGCAAACAAGGTGGTACACCTTCTGCCTTCGGGTGATGCATTGGGGATTCCGTGTGCGCGTAAAGATGTCGAAGCACTTCTTGCGCGAAACCGCCTGGCAGCAAAGCGCATAGACCGCGCTGTTGCATCCCTTGCGAAAGATCCGTACTATGAACTTTTGCACCTCAAATACACAGAAGGGCTTCCGGAGGAAGAAATTGCCGAGCAGCTTTGCTGTGATCCTTCTACCATACGCAGAAATAAAAATCGCCTTTTGGAGCGCCTGTCCATTGTATTCTTCGGAGTCGATGCATTAAAAGAGCATACTATGTAATACAGATAGATAGGAAGGCGTAATCTTTATACACCTTGCAGACCATCGAAAAAGCCGTTTTAGCGAAAGTGAAATATACTATGGTGGAGTGATACCATCGCAACGCAAATATCAAAAAGCCCCAGGGGAACCTTGTGTTTCCCCTGGGATTTTTTTCTTTTATTTTGTTGCCAGATAATCGTCCAATATTTCAAAGAATGTTGTGGGCGTAACTTGCATGCGGCAAAGAAGCGTCGCAACACGTACTGCTTCCGTTTTATCAGGACAAAAGTTTTGAACTGTATGTGTATTTTCCCCGTCAGAAATACCAATGCCGTAACAAGGCACTTCATTGGATGGGGAAGGTGCCAGAACAAAATATCGAATGTGAAGTATTTGTTTATCGGTAGAAATCGTTGCATAAGATTCCCATATCATACGCATTTTCTCCTTTCCATAGGCTCCATTATACCTGCTTTCAAACATAAATGCAAGAAGGAAATTTCATCTGTTGTTTGATGCAGAATTTACCATTTTCTGGAAGCTTTTTGCATAAAAAATACAGTCAAACTTTGCCACAAAAAATCGAAAAAAAGAATACTTTGTAATATTTTTTGAATATTTCTATCCACTTTTATTAATAATATTTTAGAAATAAATAAAGTTTTTATAAAATTCTTATTTTTCTTTGTAAATATTCACCAATTATTTTTATTATAAAATATTTTCTTTCCTTAATATATGATATCAAAACAATTATTTATATTAATTGTCAAAAACCGGTTTTATTTATTAAAACAGAAAAAACATAAAAGTTTTGACACTAGAATGCTGATGAGGCATAATTTCTTTCACGTTTTTACAAAAAACTGTTGACGAATGAAACGAAATGTGGTATCATTTATAGATGTTAGAATAAAGGAGCGTATTGCGCAATGAATGCGTTTATGCAAGCCGCATTGGCGGTAGCTTTGGAGGTTGCCACCGATTTTACAGAAATTCCGGTTGGGGCTGTTATTGTCCATAAAGGTGAAATTATTGCAAAAGCGCATAATCAGAAAGAAGCACTGCACGACCCTACTGCACATGCAGAAATTCTGGCAATTCGTGCAGCATCTGCTGTTTTGGGGGATTGGCGCCTTTCAGAATGTGACTTGTATGTTACGCTTGAACCATGCCCGATGTGCATGGCGGCCATTCGTGAGGCGCGTATTCGACGGCTTTATTGCGGCGCTTATAAACCAGCAAATCTAGTAGAATTAAAATCCCCGGATATCTACTACGGAATTGAAGAAGAGGCGTGTACAAACATTTTAAAAACGTTTTTTCAGAAAAGAAGAAAAAAATAAAACGCTCTGGTTTTGTAATCGGAAGATGCAAAAACATCAAATTTGTCAGGGCTGACATATAAAACAATTTCATATCTGGAGAAGTATCGAAGTGGTCATAACGGGGCTGACTCGAAATGTAGTGAAGTTAGAGGAAGTCCCAACCGCTACAAACCCTGATTTTACGGGACTTTTCTGAAAATTTAATATCGTTGTTTTTAGCTGTTCCCAAAGGTTGTTCCCAAAGATTTGCAACCTTTGGAGAACTCTTAAACATATATGGAGTGGTATCGAAGTGGTCATAACGGGACTGACTCGAAATCAG